TTACTCTTTTTTCTCCGTATCTGCATCGGGTTCATCAGCAAATAGCTTGCCCTGCATCCGATCCAGTTCTTCTTTTCTTACCCGCTTAACCACGCTGTAGACCCACTGAAGCGAAACACCAAATTTGCGGGCCAGTTCGTGGTGGTTGCGTCCGTTAAACTCCCTGAAGATTTCCCGGTCGCGCTGACTGACCTTCCATACCATGCCCATCGGGAAATAAACGTTTTGCCCGCCCCAGACCTGCATCATTCGGTTCGCGACGGCCTGACCAATCTGGTCGGCAACTTCGGGCTCAATATCAATAATCTCGCGAACGGTCTCAGAGGTATGCTGTGCCAGTTCCACCAGGAGTTCCGGCCCCTTACTTCGAAACTGATTCAGGTCGCTCATGTTTGACTCCCGCAGCTCTGCGCTGCCACTTCTTCAGTTTCTCAATAACACTGCTTGCCTGTTCAGTACTGAGCCAGCGCAGGGCGCTGATGCCCGTTTCCCGCTTGATCCACCTCGCTAATGCATTTTCTGAACGGTCACGAACAATGCCGGCAGCAGCCATTTCAAGCCATAGCGCACGAATTTTCCTGGACTGCGGATGGTTATCAAGCGGTAAACCGGAGCTGGCTTTTCTGGCTGGTTTAACGCGAAAGCCTTTCTTTTTCATGGATTCCAGCACGCAGTTTAGTTGTGTGGTATCCATTCCTTTGGTTGAGGCTTTACCGGTCAGCCCCTGTAACATCTGGCGGTAGGTGTCTTCATCCATACCCAGTTCATTACGGGCAATATGGATAAGCTGTATCAGGCGTTTTTTCTGCATATCATCTCCTTTTTTTCAGTCTGTCGGCAACAATGTCGGTTGCAGCTGGCAGGGTGACTGGCCAGAACAACATGACGGCGGTCATGTACAGGATGTAATGCGCGGTGTCGTAGTGCCTGCCATAGCCCAGGGAACGATGAAGTCTTGCGCTGCATGATCCTGCGTACATATACCAGAAAAGAAAACAGACAATGGTTTCAGTAGTCATTCTGAATACCTCCCCATTCGATATGAATATTACGGGCAGCAATGACAGGGTCGTTATTCCACCATGCACCTGACATGTATTTTTCAACCTGTTCGCGTCCGGCAATAACACCAATTGTGATCCCCGGCCTGACGTTCTTAAAAAAGGCGCGGGCAAAAAGGTATCTGGCAGATATTCGGCAGGCTTTTAATTTCCGGCTTTTACCTGATAGCGTAATCATCTGGCCTCCAGTTTCTGTTGTTCCTGCCCACTGACCGGGCGGTGCAGTCTGACGTTCTGCCCTTCACGAAACCCCGCATAGCGCGAGGCGTCGCCATTGCGGCTTCTTCCCGGTTTACGCGCCCTGGTGGTTTGCGTCTGCGGGTATTTATGTTCCAGCCACTGCTGCATCAGTTCACGCTCATCATCGGTCAGGGCAAAGGACTGTATTTCACTGATAACGGCCAGCACCCAGCCTTCGGCAAACTGGTCTCCACGGCTGGTGCGGGTGGCGGTTTTTATTCTTTTGTTCTGTGCACTGATATACTGCTGACGCGCCTTTTTCAGCTGACGGGCCAGCACTTCCCAGGTGTATGCAGCCAGTGCCGCACGTTCCCGGTTGCCGTAGAACCCCACAGACGGATGCGTGCCGGGGTGAATGATGGAGTTAACACCAAATACCTCGCGGATGATGTTCATCAGGCCCAGCATGTAGCGCGGTGGACGGAGACTGCCTGTCGGCCAGTAGTGACTGATGGTTTCATCAATATCACTCATAGCAATGTCGGAATGTGTGATGCCGTGAACATCCATCAGTTTACGGGCTCGGCGCAGTGCCAGAGCGGCCTCGTGCGGGTTGCCGGATGCGGCCAGCGCCAGCAACTTTTTCAGTTTCTCAATGTGTTTATTCTGGTCTGTCATTGTTCTGTATCTCCGGTATTTTTCTGCCGTTTCCATGCCCGGACAGCGTCGGACAGCTCTTTCAGGCTGTATGCTGCTTTAAGCTTTTCCCATAACCACTGTGTTGTTATGTGCATCAGCAGGGCAGCCAGGGCTGCCCCCGCACTGAGGCATGTCGCCAGGCCAGTAAGAATCAGTGTCCATGCGGTGATTTCCCTGAGTATGTCAGCCATTGAATGCCTCCCGGTTACTCGTTCGTGTAAATCACGCCCAGTCGTGCAGCCAGACGTTCCAGTTTTTTCTGTTTGTGGAAGTCAATCAGCCGGTCCATCCCCTGAAGGCGCAGTTGCTCTGTCATGATTTCCACGTCTGCCAGCTCTGCCGCGAGGTCACTTTCGCTGCCCTGTCCGTTCAGGTTGCGGGCGGCACTGGCCGCCAGTTCAGCGGCCTCTTCTGCCAGTTTCAGGGCCTGTGCGTCCGGCCCGAAACGCTGCAGGGCCAGACGGTAGAGGGCGGTGCGGGTGAGTTCGGTGTTTCGTGTCATGCCGCGCCCTCAGTGCTTCCGGCTGACGGTGATGTGCAGGCCGCCTTCTGCAGTGGTTTCCATCCGGTACGGCACCTCATGCTCTGCCGTGTGGGTGAGTGTGTTCATCAGTACCTGCAGGGCAGCCTCCTTTCCGTTGGTCGCCACAATGGCCTGTGTGGCCATGCTGATTAGCGCCGTCAGGACGTGCTTCACATCGGTGAGGTCGCGGCATTCACACTCGTTGACATAGTGTTCAACAAGGGTTCGGGTGCGCTGTCGTGCTTCCTGTGGGGTAATCATTGCGAGTCCTCCCTGTCAGGGCGGGAGAATTCCATGACGGGCACGTCTGCCGAAAAATGCTGGCTGCAGTACGGGCAGACCAGGGTGACGCGTACCGCAGGGATGTGGTATTTACCGGACATCACGGCGATGGCGCTGTGAAAACGCAGGGCTGTTATATCCCTCTCGCACTGAATACATTTAAATATCATGATTTAATTCTCCTCTGTTTCCGGCGTGCAGAAGCCCGCGGCGCTGACGTCGGAATAAAAAAGAAAATGTTTTTATTAAATAATTAACGTGGTGTGTTTACTGCACATCCTGCTCAAAAGGAATTATTGAAAAATCCTCAATGTCGCTTTTAATGGAAATACCGGGAATATTTTTCACGGCCTCTTTTTCATTCAGGATAGCGTCTTTATTTATTTCCTCTTTTACACGAATAAAGCGCTCAAGCCCCAGACGTCTCAGTAATTCAATAACATTATCCGCCCCACGGATACTGACTGATGGCGGACGGTTTCGCCACTGCACCTCGCCGGTGGTGAGGTTAGCGAACTTCACCTTCCCGTTGCCGGTCAGTTCATCACGGTGTGCCTCACACCATGTCTGAATACCGGACTGCAGTTCGGCCATGCGTTTTTTCAGGCTCTCGGTGAGCGGGGCATAACGTGCGGTGATATCGCCAATGGCGTCATTCATTTCTGTTTCAGCCCTGACCAGTTCACGTTGTGCGTCACCGAGTAGTCTGATTCCCTCAATGACCTCTTCACGTGTCCCCGGCACCCAGAGTGCTGCTGCGGCCTTGATACGTTTTGCACCTTTTGTACTTTTTGCCATTTTTTATGATTTCTCCAGTTGTGCTGATTACCACAAAGATTCCGGCCACACGACGCGACAGCCGTGCAGTTCGAAAACGCCCTGACGGAAATATCCCCTGTGGTCATGTCCGGTATACAGATAACAGGCCTTTCCCTGCTCAAGCATGCGCATGCAATGCGCACTCCGGGAAACGCGGATGACAGGTTTGTTACCCCTGATGGTGATGCTTTGTACATCCGTGTTCGTCGCCTTAAGCGCCATAATGGCTGACTGCACTTTGCTGATTTGCTGGTTGATACCTGTGGTGGATTTCATTATTAAACCCCTTTGACAACGTCAGCGTTGACCTGTGGAACCCCGATTTCAGCGGCCAGATTCATGGCGGCTATTACCAGGTTACTGACGGCCAGCGGATACAGCAGGCTGACCATATTTTTACGGTGACTTCCCGGATTGCTCAGGCGGGCACGTATGGCATCCACTGCACCGGCGTCCATAATGTCCGTCAGCTGTTTACCGGCCCGTTGCAGTTTGAACGTCAGAAATTCTTCAAGGTTATTGTCCAGAGGCAGAAGTTCGACCACCTCACAGCGCTGAACGACTTCACGGACTTCCATATTGCGTTCAGACAGTTTTGTCGCCAGTTCCGGCTGGCCAATCAGCACGATGGACAGCAGTTTTTTGAAACCGGACTCCAGCTCAAAAAAGCGTTTGAGGTGTTTCAGTGTCGGAATGGGCAGACTGTGGGCCTCCTCAATCACCAGAACGTGGCTGAACCCCGCCTGGCTGCTGTCTTTCAGGACGCGATGCAACTGGCGAAAACGGGCGTCCTGACTGCGTCTGATGCTTTCCAGTGGTGCGATGGTACTGATAATGGCTTCGGCAATAGCTGCTGCCTTCAGGGTTTTCCCTTTCACATCGTTGTCTTCCATAGCGATGATGTATGGCTCGATAACAATTACCGGCGCATTCTCGCGGTTGATACGTTCAGTCAGGTCGCGGCGCAGCGTGGATTTACCCGCACCGGACTCACCGATGACGGCCATAAACCCACCATGACGGGCTGTCTGGTACAGCGCCTCACGCACGTAGCGAATGTCCGGGGTGGTGAACACATCATCAGAACCCTGCATGGCTTCGTCGGCGAACGGGTCACGGAAAAGACCAAACGCTTTTTTGGTTGCTGGAAATAACACCTGTTTTTTGAGTAACATATTCTCTTCCTCACTGAGGCTCGTTTTATCTGTGGTACCCGCTGTACGGGGCGTGGCCGCGCCCTGTACAGCATCAAAACTCTTCGTTGTATCAATCCCCTGACTTTCCAGCCAGGACGCAAGACGCCGGCGCACTTCTCCGGGGCTGGTGCGGGGCCACGCGTTATGATTCACAATCTGGGCCAGCGTGGCCTCAGAAACATCGACAGCTCTCGCCACCACCGCCTGTGGAATACGGGCCTCTTTCAGTTGCTGCTTCAGTACCAGCATGTTTCCCTCCTCAGTTGCCGTTAACAATGCTGATAACACTGCTGCGGGCCGGTGTGGTCAGCGTGGCCATGACTTCATCCAGTGCGGCTTCCGGTACGCCGTCCGGGTACTGTGCCGTTAACTGGCGGTAATGTTCCGGCGTCCAGGTAAGGCCGTCGGCGCTGAACTTATCGCGCAGGGCTTTCGCGGCCTCCACATGAGTCATGGGACGTTGTTCAGTGCGCGGCCCGCGTACGTCAGAGGCCTGACCACGCTTCGGCATATAGGCCGGAAGTGTGGTGTCGTCGATATGTTTATACGGGTCAAGCCGCCCGCCGAACGGCAGCGCCTTCGCCTTGCGTGCGGCGGCTGCATCTGCGGCGTTGTCTGTACCGGTAACCAGCGCTTCGGTTTCTTTTGCCGCCATCTGTGCCGGGGTTTCCGGCAGGGCTTTGTAACTTTCGCCAAATACCGCCGCGCCTTCAGCAAAGCCAAACTCGTTCTTTCTGACCTCTTCGACCAGGAAGAACGTCTCGTGGCCGTCCTCACCGGTCAGAACCACCTGTGCCACATCGCTGCGCCATGGGTTACGGGTAATCATCAGTTTTTCACCAACCAGTACGCCCGGTACCGTTGATACGTCAAATTCAGTGCCCCGGAACGAGACACGAAGTTTTGGCGTGACTTTGCGGAGTTCTGGTGCCGCCACAGCCAGTTCACGACATACCTCAACGGAAGGCGCTTTTTTCAGCTGCTCAGCAGTAATCTTCAGCCAGATATCCGTGCGGGTTTTACCGTGGCGGCTGTGAACAGCCGTGGCGTTAAAGTGGCTGCGCCATTTCGCGGCCAGCGCGTTGAGTTCTTCCAGACTGTGAACCGGCCGGAACTTCAGACCCGGCTCCAGCTTGCGTTCGATAATGTCACGCGCCTTTTCCACCTGTCCGGTGGCGCGGGCGTTATGCGGCTTGTGCGCTATCAGGTCGATGCCCAGTGAGCGGCACATGTTTTTCGTCATACCCGCGGTGTTTGCCGAGCCGGGGTCGAGATAGAGTATTTTCGGCACGCCGTGCAGCACGTCTGCGCCGCCACGCTCCTGCATGGCGTTGATAAGCACAGAACACAGGTTCTCACCTGATTCCGCGCCCGTCACATACTCAACGTAAATCCAGCCGCTGGCATGGTCGGTAATCTCGTAACTCCACACGCGGTCACTGGCGATACGGGCAAGGTTAGCGGGCTTGTTCTTGTAGAACTTCGCGCTGTCCATCACCTGCAGCCCTTTATGTCCATTGCTCAGGTAGTAAAGCGTGCAGAGTGAGGCGTCAATCTGCCAGACATGATTGGGATGCAGACTGGCCACTTCGGTATGTGGTGCAGGGGCATCCAGTTGTTCCGGGTGCAGGCCATAGTTACGCAGAGCACGGCTGATGGCATCTTCAGACAACGGGAAAAACTCACTGGTGGTTTCATCTGTTCTGCCTGCGGTGATAAAGCCGTTAGCCCGCAGGGTTTCCACTGCATCTGCGATGGAATAGAGACGCTTACCGTTCTTGCGGGTGGCCTCACGCAGTGTGGCAGATATCAGCGCGGCTTCGTCGCGGGTCAGGGCGCTGCGCCCGGCATCGGCGCGTTTTTTGCGTTTATCAGTCACAGATACCTCCTTCAGCCTGCGCAGCAGAGTGGCGCGGGACATGCCAAGTTCAGCACAGGCAGCGTCGTATATTGCACCGCGTTTACCATGCCCCGCGTCACGTGCCGCGCGGGCTGTTTCAACCAGTTTTTCAGTCAGTGCCGGGGTCATAGCTTGTCTTCCCTGTTATCCGATTCTGGCGGCAATTTTTCTGGCGAGGTCGCACAGTGTTTCGCCATCGCAGGTTTTCACCACGGTATTTACCGGTTGCGGTGCAACTACCGGGCGTAATGCTGACTGATTCTGCAGACGTCTTATCTGCTGCATCAGCATCACCTCCATCGTCAGTACAAACGGGTGCGTCTCCTGTGCGGGTACGCAGATTTCACCGGAAGGGGTCACCACGCGGAAACCCTGCACCATCTCCGGCAGCAGATTACACAGTGCGTGCCCCAGTGCCTCCGGGCTGTCCATCAGGGTATTTTGTGTGTTATTCGTATTCATTACTGCATATCCTCCGGTCGGTTGATTTCAGGTTCCGGTTCGGTCAGCCAGGCGGGGGCATCGTTACCCGATGGAGCGGCCTCAAGGTCAAACGTCTCACGTAATGCATGAACACTGCGTTCAATCTGGCAGACCAGACCGGCCATGAAATCTCTGGGGGTATCGATCATGTTTTTGGTGCAGTATTCACACAGGGTCTCAAAAACACTGGACAGCCGGACGGCGATAGCCGATTCGGCCTCAACCGCTAATGCCGTCACTTCCGCCCGCAATTTTTTCAGTTCTTCGTCTGGCGGCGGAGGTTGCAGGCGCGATTTCTTCTCCAGTTTTGTGGCCAGTTCGTTGATTTTTTCGTCCTTTCCGGCAAGCACCTGTTGCTGAGCTGCGTTGGTTTCGCGCGCTTCACGCAGGGCGGCCTTCAGTTCGCGGCTGGTCATGCGATCAATATCATCAAGCGTTGCACCGGCGACGGTTCCACCATCAGCTAATGCGTCGAGTTCTTCGTCATCCAGAACCATCAGTTCATATAACTTGGTTTTTCCCAAAACGCTCAGCGCTGAGCGTTTTGGCTGTTCATCTCCATTGCCGAGAAATTTCACGCTGGCCTGCATCATGCGACGAGCTACCTGTGGTGCTAATCCGAGGTCGTTTTCCAGAATATTTGTGAAATCACCATGCGGTTCATTTTCTTTTAAGATGATCAGCCGCTTACCCGCTTCCAACATAGATTCAGCACTCTGCGCCATATAAAAACGTGCTTCGTGAACGATGCGTTCACGTTCATAAGGCAGTCCATCACCAAACTGCTGCATGATCTCCATGCGATGCTGTGTCATGGCATTCAGGCTGACGTTGAGATCATCCGACAGCGGTACATCGGCGTTCAGTTCAGTGTTAATCGGTGATTTGGTACGTCCCATTGATTACTCCTTACAAACGACTACCTGAAATGACACGTTGGTTAATTTCGTTAATACGATCCTGTGCACGTGCCATCTCGTTACTGTGGGCCATGGCGATCTGCAGTAACTGGATGCCCGGTGCAAAACGTCCGTTCTCCAGTTTCAGAGCCAGCCCTTCTTCAATGAGGGTGTTGAGTGCCCGGTTGATGTTTGCCGGTGACTCGTGCAGTGCTGTCGCCAGTTCACCGTTAGAAATACCGTTCAGGGCATGACCGCGCAGCGCTTTGAGTACCCGGAGGATGCGACTGCCGGAGCTTGAAACATTCGTCTTACTCATCTGCATACCTCTTTTGCGATATGTGATAACCTTTTACAAAGACTCAAAATATTTAGGCCGCCTGAGCTGTTGATTTCAGTCCCAACTTCACGGCGATTTCATGGGATTTACCGTAACGGGCTTTGGTCTGCCCGTTGAGAACGCGGTATACCTCATTGCGGTTGTAGCCGTTTTCTTCTGCCCAGCGGGTGAAAGTGATCCCGCGCTGGCGGAAGAGAGCTTTGACTTGTTCTGCAGTCATCGTTGTCTCCTTTGTTGATGCAATGATGTTTGCCTTATATGTGTTAGATTATTGCTCATAATTATGAGCATATCAAGATAGAGATTCACTTTTATGAGCAAAGATATAGGAGAGCGCGTTATTTCTGTGAGGAAGAAAGCAGGGTTGAACCAGAGAGAATTTGCAGCTCGTTTAGGTATTTCTAATGGTGGTATCAGTCAGATTGAAAATGGAAAGGCGATGCCTGGAGGGGAGTTTCTGTTAAAGATGCATCAAGAGTTTAATGTTGATGTAAATTGGTTGCTCACTGGAATGAGCACAGATGGTATGACTAGAAACCAGAATCAAATTTCCCCAGAAAAACAAAAACTAATAGATACTTTTGACGACATGACACCAGACCAACAACGCTCATTTCTTGAGATTGGGCGATTCTATACTCAGCCAAAACCAGGAAAAATCGCAGGCTGATACTGACCCGGACACAAAGGACAGGTGGTTGATCTGGATGCTTTCAGAAAACATCGCCAGTGACATAGTGGAAGTTGTTTGGTTTACCGGAAAGCATTGTGCTTTCCGGTTTTGTTTCAGAAGTTGCAGATTAGCAGTTCACGGCGCGGCGTGGGTTTACCCGCCAGACTGTAGTTGATATTCACTGTCTGTATGTTCAGTCCAGTGAACACCTCGCGCATCTGCGGGATGTCGTTCACCGAAATTATCATTTTTCCTCTGATGCACCGGGCCAGCTCTGCCAGCCGCGAGTAGTTCCCTTCAGGAAAATCCACACCATAGCCTTCCGTACCCAGGTACGGTGGGTCGCAGTAGAACAGCGTGTGCGGACGATCATAACGCTCAATGCACTGTTGCCAGTCCATGTGTTCTATGACTGTTCTGGAAAGCCGCAGGTGTGCCGCTGACAGTTCTTCTTCAATACGTAGCAGGTTGAAGCGTGGCGGGGATGTGGTGGAGGTACCGAAGCTGTGCTCTGCCACCTTGCCGCCAAACGCCTGCTTCTGAAGGTAGTAGAACCGTGCCGCACGCTGGATATCCGTCAGTGTTTCTTCCGGGGTGATCTGCAGCCATTTGTAGATCTGACGGCTGACCAGCGCCCATTTGAACTGGCGGACAAATTCTTCCAGGTGATGCTTTACCACCCGGTACAGATTCACCAGTTCACCGTTGATATCATTGATGACTTCGATCTTGCCGGGTGTCTTAAGAAAATAGAGCGCTGCTGCCCCACAAAACGGCTCCACATAACATTCATGCGCCGGAAACAGCGGCAGAATGTGTTTTGCAAGGCGGCGTTTGCCACCAATCCACGGCACGATGGGTAATGTCTGCATTTTCATAATCTGCAAGCCTTTTACAATTATTAAAAAATATGGCAGTCTGGTCAGGTCTCGCGAGACTGACTGAACCTTGGTCGGCTCACAGCGCATTCCTGTGGGGCGATGACCAGCCCGGCTTTCGGGTGCCGGGCTGGTCGTTCTTTCATGATGCGGCAGGGATGGCGGGATTTCTGTTAATGTGGTTTAGGGATTATCCGGGGCGATTTTCTGACCTTATCCGGTCCAGGGCATAAGTAATACCTTCTGCAAAAACAGAAGTATCAAACTGCTTTTGTATTCCCTGAAAATGAAAAGCGGCACGACAGACACTCAGTTCTCCGCGGTATAACCGGATAATATCTTCCAGAACATTGTTCACTGCTTCAGCACGGCGCTGATGTTCTGTTAACGTTAATCGGGGATTCATGATGCACTCCTTAAATGATGATTTTTATGTACTCACCGGCAAAATATTCTGCCGATTACTGAACACGCATCCGGCACCTCAGGTTTTGATTTATTCTGGTTTTTTCGATATCCCGGACCAGGTTGATCACGACCAGAAAAAGTGCCGGTGTTTTATTGATACGCTGATATGGCTTCGGGATAACAGCTATATTCGTTACTCTCAGTTGCTGGCTGTGGGAGCGGCTGATGTCGTCCTCACGGAAAAAACGCTCTGTCTGCTCAATGCCATGCCGACCTTTCTGCAGCCCCGGCCCGTACCATTTAAAGAGTCACTTCTGGATGCAGTAAAAACCGGTGAAAATGCAGTCATCGCTGAATGCGTATCCCGGATTATGCGTTACGTGTTTAATGAACGTAAGTGAGGTTTATCCGCTGTCTGCATAATCCCGATAGCCAGTGCGAGGGGAAGTAATTCCGGGGAAACTCTTTCAAACAGCGATGCCCATTCTCCTCTCGCCATCACTCTGTCCAGCCCGCCCTCCAGTTGCATTTCAGCAATCTTCCTGATTTCCCGGAACAACGCCGCTTTGATCTCTTCATGCTCAGCTTTATTTTCCGGTGTCAGAAGGTATTCGTCGAAGAACCGGGGAGGCTGGTTAATCGGGATGTGTTCCTGTTTGCCGTACTTCGGGGACGAACAACATTCTGTTGACTGACCAGTGAGTTTACGTAACTCCTTCATGAGCAGCTCCTGATCGTAAACTGTCATCAGTGCCGCAATGGTGGCATGCAGTGCATCGGGCAGTATCCAGGGTTGCCGGCCCGTGGGGCATATAACATCCAGCAGCTCATTCGTCCGACAGATACGCTCCTCGCCGTATGACAACAGGCCCTGTCCCGTGTATTCCTCCAGCCTGATCACTGTGCCAGCCCGTGGTTTCTGCCATGTGCTCAGATCATCCCCACTCATACGGCGCTCACCGTCCACGTCTGCGGCGTCGACAATGACGCTGTTTCCGAATTCCTGTTTCACCACTTCCTCTATTCGCGCCAGTACGTAACTTTTACCGCTGCCCACAGGACCGGACACGGTGACAGTGATGACCGGATTCAGTGTCTGCGTCATATCGTATTCTCCTCTGTGAATAATTCATCGTTTATCCTGCACATCCCGTATCCCCGGCTCTCTTAACGCGCTTTAAAATCCTTCGCGCCCTGTATTTGTGATGCTGTCTCCACCAGATAAGGAGACACACATGAAAAACCTGAAAAAATTCATTCCCCCTGTTAAAAAACCTCGCCTCAGCGGCTGGCTGCTGACCTCAGTGCTGTTGCTGGGCACCATCGCTCTGGTCTCACCACAGCAGCTGCCTGTTGTGATCTACAAGCTGGCACTCATCACGCTGGCAGCAGTGCTGGGTTACTGGCTTGACCGTTCGCTCTTCCCCAAAGCCCGTCCCGGTCAGTACCTGAAACATGACGACAGGCTGATGGCTGAAGGGCGTTTCCCGGTACAGACCGGCCTTCACCTGGTGTTTTCTGCTGCGTTAATCCGCCGTGCACTGATTGTTGCAGCGGTCTGCCTGGCTGTTGCGATGGGGCTTTAATCATGAACTGGCCGCAGATCACCTGGATTGTATGCATGTCCCTGAAACTGGCTTTCGAAGCCTTTCGGGTCTTCATCAGAACCGAACGCCTGTCAGTCCGCGCCGGGACCTTTCTGGTTCATATGGCATGGGTATTCTTTGTCGCAATGTTGCTCTGGTGTGGCGGCTTTTTCAGCCAGGCATGCGCAGCACAACCTCCGCAGGCTGCGCTGCAGTATCGCGATGATGTGATCCGTAATGCCCGGCTTGAATGGGGACTGTCTGCGCCGGTGGCCGATTTCGCCGCGCAACTGCATCAGGAAAGCGGCTGGCGACCTGATGCGATCTCGCCGGCTGGCGCTCAGGGACTGGCGCAGTTCATGCCTGCCACTGCCGACTGGATAAGCCAGTTGATACCGATGCTGAGCAGTCGTGAGCCGTTTAATCCGGCATGGGCTATCCGGGCGCTGGTCAGCTATGACCGCTGGCTGTGGCAGCGTGTCAGCGCCGCCAGTGACTGCGAGCGTATGGCCATGACACTGTCGGGCTATAACGGTGGTCTGGGCTGGGTACAACGGGACAGGCGGCTTGCATCACAGAAAGGTCTGGACAGCACCCGCTGGTTCGGACATGTCGCCACGGTGAATGCCGGACGCAATGCGGCCAGCTGGCGGGAGAACCGCCATTATCCGCAGCGCATCCTGCGCGAACTGGCACCGCGATATCTCACATGGGGAGGCAGCAGTTGTGTGGCATCTGGTTAAAAAGCTGCCGTGGCGCGGCATTCTGCTGGCCATTCTTATCAATGCCTTTCTGGTCGGCCTGTATGCCATGGGATACAGAAGTGGTCATGACTCTGCAAAGCGTGACGGTGATACCGCGCTAAGTCAGTTGCAGTCAGCATTTGACGCGTACAAAACGGAGCAGGCAACGCTTGAGAATGCTGCGCTGCGGGCCTGGGCCAGACGGTATCAGGAGCAGGTGGCCGCCGGGCAGCGGGCTGAAGCCGGTTATCTTGAGCAGATTGCTCAACTGGAGAGCCGGAACAAACAACTACAGGGGCAAATTAACGATGTCACACAGCGCTGGATTGATGAAAAAGGTAAGAGTCATCCCATTGAGTGCGTGTTTACTCGCGGTTTCGTGCGCCAGTACAACGCCGCACTCGGATATGACAACGCATCCGTCGACACCGGTCATTCAGACTCAGTTGCCGCCACTGGCACCCGCTCTGGCACAGCGACCGGGCAACCTGAAACCACTGACACCCGGTTACGCGATTCGGGTGTCTCCCAGCGTGACGTTCTCGCCAACATCATCGACAACGCATGGCAATGTCGTCGCTGGCGGAACCAGATAAACGCGCTGCTGGATGAACGGGAAGGATTACAGAAATGACACTGCAGGTTGAATTCTGGACGGTGGTGAGTTTTCTGCTCACCTTCATGAGGTTTGTGGGAGGGCTCGCCAAATGGTTGTTCAGTAAAACAGAAGAACGCCAGGCGGCACGATTCGCCTCCCTTGAACAGGCCCTGCAACAATCCGCCTCCAACTGGGGCGAGCTGGAAAAAGAATTTATGCGATTTAAAGCGGATTTACCGCTGAATTATGTCCGTCGAGAGGATTATATCCGTGGCCAGACAGTCATTGAGGCCAAACTGGACGCGCTTTATAACAAACTGGAAGTGGTACAGCAGTACCGCAATACCGGAGGTCAATAATGGTCGATATTACCCGGGTACGCCGCGAATCCCTGCGCTGGAGTCTGCTGGTTGCCCTGAACAAGACCCGCCCTTACACCGCCAGCGAGACGCTGCTGCTGGATGTGTCCCGTGCCATCTACCCGGACACCACACCGCTGGAACTGCGCCGCGAACTGGATTATCTGGCTGACCGTAAAATGGTTGAGCTGGAGAAAAAACCTTCTGGCGACTGGTTTGCTGACCTGACCCGCCTCGGCGTAGACCTGGTGGAATACACCGTGGAATGTGGTCCGGGTATTGCCCGCCCGGAAAAGTACTGGAGTGAATAATGGCCAGACGCAGCACAATAGAAAAGCTGCCGGAAGACGTGCGCCGCTGGCTTGAACGGGCGCTGACTGAATCCGGCTTCAGCGGGTATAACGAGCTGGAGTCACTGTTGCGTGAGCGGGGGTACGTCATCAGCAAATCCGCTATCCATCGCTATGGACAGAAGATTGAGCGCCGCTATGGTGCTATCCGTGCGGCAACAGAAGCGGCCCGCATGCTGACCGAAGGCGCAGCAGACGATCAGGATGCGCGTTCGGAGGCTGTGATAGCCCTTATTCAGACCGAGCTGTTCGAGAGTATTGTCCAGTTGCAGGAGGCGGAAGAAGGCGAAGTCGATCCTAAAGAACGCGTGGCCCTGCTGTCGAAGGTGGCGAAGAATGTGGCTACGCTGTCCCGCGCGTCCGTCAACCTCAAAAAGTTCCAGTCTGAAGTACGGGCCAGAGCGCAGCAGGCAGCCAGCAACGCCGAGAAAATTGCCCGTAAGGGGGGACTGTCAAGCGACGCAGTACAGGCGCTTCGTCGCGAGATTCTGGGGATTGCCACATGACAAAATCATCCGGAGTGATTTTAAACGCCGCTGGCGGCGGCCCCGAAGGGATGAGTCCCATGGACGGGAGGAATAACCTTGCTCCCGTTTTGCCTGATACCTCGGCGCTGGATGCCCCTCCCGTTCTGTTGCCTTACCAGCAGCGCTGGGTGGCAGACACCTCTCCGCTTAAGGTGATAGAAAAGAGCCGTCGTACCGGTATTACATGGGCTGAGGCATCCGATAACGTACTGACCGCCGCCTCTTCTGCGCCAGCAGGCGGGATGAATGTGTATTACATCGCTTATAACCAGGACATGACCGTCGAATACATTCAGGCGTGTGCGATGTGGGCACGGGCATTCAACTATGCGGCCAGTGAAATTGAAGAAGGATTCTGGGAAGAGGACGACGACGACAAACACATCAAGACTTACACCATCAAATTTCCTGACTCCGGCTTTCGTATTGTTGCGCTCTCCAGCCGCCCGTCTAACCTGCGTGGCCGTCAGGGTATTATTGTTATCGACGAAGCGGCGTTCCATGAGCAACTGGACGAACTGCTGAAAGCGGCGCTGGCGATGCTTATCTGGGGGGGAAAGGTACGCGTTATCTCCACCCATGACGGTGACGACAATCCGTTCAATACGCTTATCGGGGATATCCGTGCCGGACGTCAGGGAGGCAGCATACATCGCATCACTTTCCGGGAAGCCGTATCTGAGGGGCTGTTCCGGCGCGTCTGTCTGCGCACCGGGAAGGAATGGTCGGAGGCATCCGAGCAGGCCTGGATGGCATCGGTGTACAAATTCTACGGTGCCGGCGCATCCGAAGAGCTTGACTGTATTCCGGCCAACGGTGGCGGTGCCTGGCTGTCCCGTGCCCTGATAGAGTCCCGCATGTCCGCTGATACGCCGGTATTGCGTCTGACCTGCAAGGAAGGTTATGAACTGCTGTCTGATGAGGTTCGCTTCCGCGAGACGCAGGACTGGCTTGATGAGTATCTGAAACCATTGCTGGAGGCACTCCCCACTGATGCCCGCTCTTTCCTGGGGCGCGACTTTGGCCGTAGCGGTGATTTGTCGGTGGACTATCCCCTGCTGCAGGAGAAGAACCTGGTACGACGCGTGCCATTCGTACTGGAGCTGCGTAACGTGCCGTTCAGACAGCAGGAGCAAATCACCTGGTATCTGATGGATGGCCTGCCCGGTCTGCTGGGTGCAGCGTTTGATGCCCGTGGTAATGGTGCCTATCTGGCTGAATACGCCATGCAGCGCTACGGCTCCGGCCGGGTTCAGCAGGTGATGCCAACCGAAGGCTGGTACCGGGAGCATATGCCTCCGGTCAAAGCTGCACTGGAAGACGGCAACCTGGTGGACTTACCAAAGGATGAAGACACACTGGATGACCTGCGGGCCGTTCAGGTGGTGAACGGTGTCCCCCGCGTACCGGAGCAACGCTCAAAAGCAAAGGCTGACGGTGGTAAACGCCACGGGGATTCAGCCATCGCACTGGCGCTGGCGTATTTCGCCAGCCGTGAAATTAACAAAGGGCCGGTGAAGGCAAGCTCACGCCGTCGTCGTCAGGCGGCCCGTATGCTGGAGGGATTCTGATGGCGAGGGGTATCTGGGTTTCACCCGATGAATTTGTTGCTTTTTCTGAGCCTCAGAAATCACTGACCGCGCAGATTGCCTCCCGCAGCCGCGCGATCGACTTTTACGGACTGGGCATGTATCTGCCCAATCCTGATCCCATTCTCAAGGCTCAGGGACGGGATATCCGTATCTACCGCGAACTGCGCACCGACCCGCTGGTCGGGGGCTGTATCCGCAGACGTAAAGCAGCGCTCAAATCGCTGGAGCGTGGACTGGAGCGTGGTCACGCCTCTGCCCGGGTCTTCCGTTTCATCCGCGACATGCTCGACGATCTGGATCTGTCCCGCATCATCGGTGAAATGAGCGATGCCGTGCTCTACGGGTATCAGCCCTGTGAAATCATGTGGGGCCGTTCGGTCAGGTCGTGGGCGGTGACGGATATTGTCGGCAAACCGCCTGAGTGGTTTCAGTTTGATACGGACAACTGCCTGCGCTTTCGGGCGCGTGATGCGGGTGTGGAGGGTGAGCTGCTGTCACCGTCAAAATTCGTGGTGCCGGCACAGGATGCCTCGTATGACAATCCTTACGGTTTCCCGGACCTGTCCATGTGCTTCTGGCCGGTCGCCTTCAAGAAAGGCGGGATGAAATTCTGGCTCCGCTTTGCCGAAAAGTTTGGCTCCCCGTGGGTGATCGGTAAGCACCCGAGGGGCGCAAATGATGCAGAGATTGAAAAACTGCTGGACTCCATGGAGCAGATGGTGGAGGACGCGGTGGCCGCCATCCCCGATGACAGCAGTATTGAGCTCAGGGCAGCGGATGGCAAGGCAGACAGCAGCGAGGTATTTCGCGAGCTGATCACACTGTCACGCAGTGAGATCTCCATTGCATTACTCGGTCAGAATCAGACCACGGAAGCGAACAGTAACAAGGCCTCTGCACAGGCCGGGCTGGAGGTAACGGCTGATATCCGCGATGCGGATGCGGACATCATTCAGGCGGCAGTGAATCAGGTCATCAGAACGGTGGTCACCCTGAACTTCGGCGATGTGCCGTGTCCGGTCTGGGCCATGTGGGAACAGGAGGCCATTGATGACACCCGTGCCACCCGCGACGAAAAACTCACCCGGGCGGGTCTGCGTCTGACCCCGCAGTACTTCAAGCGTGAGTACCAACTGCAGGACGGCGATATTGACGAGACACCACCGTCGGAACGCCAGAATAACATGCTGCCGCTGTCATTTGCCGAGGCGATTGATGCTGATATTCAGGCTCAGCAGCAGCTTGACGACGCGCTGGACATTCTGATGAACGGAGGCGCGTTAAATGGCACGCTGGAACCCGTCCTGGCACCTCTGTTCAGGCGGGTCGAAAACGGGGTTAACCCGTCTGAGCTGCTGGGCGAACTGGCGGAGCTCTACCCTCAGATGAACACGGACGATCTGCAGGAGCGGCTGGGCCGCATTCTCTTTGTGGCAAATATCCGGGGACGTCTGCATGAGCGTGACAACGGCTGAACTGGCGTACTGCATGACGCTTCCCCCGAAGCGGGCAATCAACTACCTGAAGTCCAAAGGATATCAGATTACCTGGGACTGGGAAGAAATGTGGCAGGAGGCCCATGCCCGCGCCTTTACCGTTGCTAAAGTGACCCGCCTGGATATCCTGGAAGATATTCGCGGGGCACTGCAGCAGGCTGTCGATGAAGGAAAAACCGATCGCTGGTTCCGGCAGGAGCTGGAGCCGGTGCTGAAGCGTAAGGGATGGTGGGGACCACGTGACACGACTGACCCGGTAACGGGTGAGCCGGTCACCATTCAGCAGGGCAGTCCGTGGCGGCTCGATACCATCTTTCGCACCAATATGTCCGTACTCTACAGCGCCGGTCGTTGGGCGGAACAGATGGAAAACGTCGACGACAGGCCGTACTGGATGTATACCGGCATCAACGACAGCCATACCCGCAGGAGCCATCTGGCGCTGCATGGTCTGGTGCTGCGCTGGGATGACCCGTTCTGGCAGGCATTTTACCCGCCGAACGGCTGGCGCTGCCGCTGTAGTGTTATTGCCCTGAGTGCGGCGGATGTACGTGCCCGTGGCCTGAAGGTTATCAGCTCCGGCTCTGCCATGGGCCAGGAACTGAAACTGGTCTCAGAGAAAACCGGCGAAATGCGGAACGTGGCCACCTTTAATACCGGCACCACGAAGGTGACCACCGACGTCGGCTGGTCTTATGCTCCGGGGGCAGCATACCGTCCCGACCTGGCCCGCTATCAGGGTACGCTTCAGCCACTGGCACAACAGGAACTGAGAGGATAACAATGGCTTCCGATAACCTGGTCAGTATCACCATTAACGATAAGTCCCTGCGCCGGAGCCTCCGTGCGCTGGATCTTGCTGCCACAGACCTGGAGCCCGCGATGCGCAAAATCGCCGGAACCCTGCTGGCGGAAACACAGTTTAACTTTCTTGATGAGGGGCGTCCGGGGTGGATGCCCTCGCTGGCAGCGGAAGAACGTGACGGGCAGACACTGCAGGATACCGGGCGTCTGATGGGGTCAGTATCAACCGACCATGACGACCGGCAGGCTGTTGTGGGGACCAACGTTGTTTACGGTGCCATTCACCAGTTCGGGGGTAAAACGGGGCGTAATGAGTCTGTTGAACTTCCGGCCCGCCCGTTCCTGCCGGTGACGGGGGATGGAGAACTACAGCCTGAAGTGGTAATCCCCATCCTCGATACCATTGTCCGCCATCTTGAATCAGCGGCCCGTCGCTGAGTTTTCTCTCTTCAGGCGGGTGATTTATCATTGCCAGCGAATGAGGGGCTGTATTACCTTTATAAAGGCTTTACAGCCTCTGTTTTATAACCGCCTCCGGTTCACCGCATTGCTTTCCCTGTCCTTCTCCCCTGATGTTTTCTAAAGCAGATTAAAATCGCCGGGCCTGCATTTCTCACAAACTGTCTCCGACAACATAACGCGGGACAGCAAAATGTCAGCCATTCACATTTTTAAAGCCGGTACTCATACCGATATGCACGGCAAAAAACTGCCGTTCACGCCAGACGATCTTGCCGCCTGCGTGAAAGCCTATGACCCGTCCGTCCATGAAGCACCACTCGTGATTGGTCATCCCAGAACGGAAGACCCGGCGTGGGGCTGGGTGAAAGCCCTGTCGCTCAGCGGCGTCGATCTGATGGCAGAGCCTGCCCAGCTGGACCCGCAGTTTGCTGAGATGGTCACCGACGGACGATTCAAAAAAGTGTCCGCCTCTTTCTACCTCCCGGATTCACCGTCCAATCCGAAGCCCGGCGTGCTCTACCTTCGCCATGTGGGCTTTCTCGGGGCACAGCCACCTTCCGTCAAGGGGCTGAAACAGGTGTCCTTCAGTGAGCAGGAAGAAGGTGTGGTGGAGTTCGCCGACTGGCAGGCCATCACGAATGCCTCCCTGTGGGGAAAGCTGCGCGATTTTCTGATCGCCCGCTTCAGTCTGGACGAGGCAGAAAAAGTCCTGCCGGAATGGCAGCTCAACAGTCTGCGCGAAGAGGCGTACCGCGACACACTGTCGCAGGATGCAGCAGGTGCACAATTCAGTGAGACAGGCCCGGGGCCGTCTTCCGCAAGTAACGAGGAATCATCGATGACAAAAGAAGAGATTGAAGCCCTTCAGGAGGAGAACCGCCGCCTGAAGCAGCAGGCTGCTGATCGCGATGCGCGTGATGCACAGGTCAGACAGGAGCAACTGCATAAGGACAATGTGGCCTTTGCAGAAAAACTGGTCGCAGAGGGCCGTCTGGCTCCCCGCGCCTCCTCCGTGGTGGTTGCCCTGCTGGATGCCGTCGCCGGTGGCGACAAGCCGGTGGAGTTTGCTGAGGGGGAAAGCCGCACACCGCTGGCCACCGCCTTTCGTTCATTGCTCTCCGACGGGGAGCCGGTGATGAATTTCGCCGAACAGGCCACAAAAGAGCGTGTCGGCGACACGGTGAAGGTGGATGTGGCAGAGTTTGCGGAAGCCGATCCTGAGCGTCTGGCCCTGCATCAGAAAGCAGTGGCCCTGTCCAAAAAAGAAGGCATCAGCTATGAGGCTGCTGTCGCACGCTGCCTGTAATTTAAGGAGAGAGCATGTCTGATTACTTAAAAGGTAAACGTGTCGTTGATCCGGTACTGACCAGTATCGCCCGTGGCTATAAAAATGCCGCATTCATCGGCGAACGTATTTTCCCCGTCGTGCTGACGGACAAGGAAGGCGTGCGTGTACCGACCTTCGGGAAAACCGCCTTTGTGGAATATGACACCGAGCGTGCCGTCGGGGCGGACAGCAATGTTCTGGTCCGTGAAAAAACAGGCACGCTGGACCTGGTGCTGGGTGAACACGATCTGGCTGCGCCGGTGGACTATCGCGAGCAGGCGGAGTCCATGTTTAACGAAGAGAGCAAGGCCATCCGTCGCGCCACGAATGGCGTGAACCTGCGCCGTGAACTTATCGCTGCCCGTCTGGCTCAGGATGAAAAGGTCTACCGTACCGGGCACGTCAAAAAACTGACAGCCAGTGATCGCTGGGCCGGTGGTAAGGGGGACCCCATCGGGGTGATTGAAGCCGGTATGGAAGCGGTCCGTACGGCCACGGGGCTGCGTCCTAACCTGATGACCATGGGGGCCGGCGTGATGGCGCTGCTGAAGTTCCACCCGGCGATTCAGGCCGCCATCGGAGCCAACGAACGCAAGCGCATCACCACAGAAATCCTGCAGGACCTCTTTCAGATCGAAGAGATCGTCATCGGTGCCCCAGTCTCCCTGCCGTCCATGAAAGCGGCAATGGATAAGAACAGCGTGCCGGCGGATATCTGGGGAGACAATCTGATGCTGCACTATGTCGGCAAACCGCAGCCGGGGGCGGACAGCGCGGACGAGAACGAGCCGTCCTTCGGCTACACCCTGCGTCGTAAGGGGATGCCTGTTGCCGACAAATACGACGGAGCCGGTGGCAAGGTGAAGTACTGCCGTTATACCGATATCTACAAAGTCGCCGTGGTTGGTGGCGATGCCGGGTATCTCATTACCGGTATCAGTAAATAAGGAGGCGTTATGGGAACCACTCAGCAGGTCATTCTGATCACAACCGTAACGGCAGGGGCAGCACTGGCACAGCAGCGTTTTGTCGGGGCAGATAATACCCCCTGTAAAGCCGGTGCCGCAGCGCTCGGGGTTGCCGAAGTGGATGCTGTTACCGGCGACAGCACGCCGGTGAGCGTTCTGGGCATTATTGCTGTCGAGGCCGGGGCCGCTGTCAGCCGTGGTGTGGCTGTTCAGTCAGATGCTCAGGCCAGAGCCGTGCCGCAGTCCGGCGACGGTAAATCCTGTGGTATTGCACTTGATGAAGCCGGGGGTGAAGGCGACGTCATTCGTATCCTGCGCGGGGTGTGACATGTACTGCACCCTGGAGGATTTGCTTGCGCAGGTGCCGGAGCGGACGCTTATCGAGCTCACCAGTGAAGAGATGGACTTCGACTCACCTGCAACAGTGAATACCCGTGTGGTGGACAGCTGTATCCGCTATGCCGACGAGCTGATTGATGCCCATCTGCGCGGACGCTATATCCTGCCACTGGCAGAGATACCGACTGTTCTGCGGGACATTGCCATCACGCTGGTCCGTTACCGGCTCTACGCCCGCCGCCCGGAAGGTGACCTCCCGGATACGGTGAAGGATGACCACAAAGAAGCGCTGCGGCAACTCAGGGAGTTACGTGATAACAGGCTCACGCTGGGGCTGCCGTCCACTCAGAAAGATGTGCCTGAGCCTGGCGAGTTTCGTGTACGCAGTCGCCCGGCCACTTTCGGCGGTCGTGACGGTTTACTGGAGAAATACTGATGAACGTTCTGCCCGTCCTTGATGCGGTACTGGCCCGGTTACGCGAGAAGCTGCCGCAACTGCAGGTGGAGTACTTCCCGGAGAAACCGGCTGAATATCGCCTGAACCATCCGGTTGGCGCGTTGCTGTTGAGCTATGCCGGTTCGCGCTTTGACAGGCCGGATGATACCGGTGCGGTGATCCAGTCTCAGACTATCCAGCTCTGCGTCACGGTGGTCTTCCGCCAGCTCAACGGTAAAAAAGGGGCGATTAATGTCCTGGATGCTGTCCGCCGCATTCTCGGTGGCCACACCCCGCCCGGCTGCCGCCGCCGTATCTGGCTGACCCGCGAGGTGTTTATCGGTGAAGTCAGGGGGCTGTGGCAGTACGCCCTCGACTTCGCGACTGAAAGCGTCTTTATCGAAGACAGCGATTTACCGTCCGGCCCGCTGTTAACCGAAGTGAACTATGAGGAAAGCGAGTGATGAAAGAATACCGCTATTCCGGCCCGGCCAGCGGCGTCACGCTGTCGGACGGAACCGAAATCCTGCTCTGGCCGGGGAAGACGGTTTCCCTGCCGGAGGAGCATGACTACGTGAAGGTACTGGTGGCGCTGAAACATCTGACGCCGGTACCTGAAGAGACTAAACCCGCCGGCACACCGGCTGTGCAGTCACCAAAGCGCAGAAGCAGCAGTGACAGCGAAGTGAAAACGGAGGACACCCATGGCAGCTAACTATCTGCATGGTCCCGAAACCATTGAGGTGGAAAACGGTGCCCGCCCGGTTAAAACGGTGAAATCTGCCGTTATTGGCCTGATTGGTACCGCCCCGATGGGGGATGTCAATACGCTGGTACAGTGCCTGTCTGAGAAAGACGCAGCGGCATTTGGCAGCCAGTTCACCGGCTTTACCATTCCGCAGGCGCTGGATGCGATTTATGACCATGGTGCAGGCACCGTTCTGGTCATTAACGTCCTCGACCCGGCGAAACATAAAACGGCGATCGAGGATGAGGTGGTTACCTTTGACAAATCGACAGGGCAGGCCAGACTGGCGCATCCGGTTGTCGCTAATGTGGTGGTGAAAAACAGTGAAGGCAGCACCACCCACACGGCGAACACGGACTACCGTGTTGATGCGCAGGCGGGTGTGCTCACGAACCTGGGCAAGGCTATTGAGGCCGGTGGCAGCGTGAAGGTGAGCTATGAGTACGCGGACCCGTCGAAGGTGACTGCGGCGGACATCATCGGCGGGGTGAACAGCGCCGGAAACCGAACCGGCATGAAGCTGCTTAACGACAGCTTCAACCTGTACGGCTATTTCGCCAAAATTCTGATTGCGCCGGTGTTCTGCACCCAGAAGAGTGTCGCAGTTGAGCTTATCGCCATGGCAGAGAAGCTGGGCGCGGTAACCTACATTGATGCGCCTGTCGGTACCACCTTTGCACAGGCTCTGGCAGGTCGTGGCCCGGAAGGCACCATCAACTTCAATACCAGCTCCGACCGCGTCCGTCTGTGCTATCCGCATGTGAAGGTATATGACCCGGTGACAAACACAGAGCGTCTGGAGCCGCTCAGCCAGCGTGCAGCAGGTCTGCGTGCCAGAGTCGATCTGGACAAGGGCTACTGGTGGTCATCCTCCAATCAGGAGATTCTGGGGATCACCGGCGTGGAGCGCCAGCTGTCCGCGATGATTGATGACCCGCAGAGTGAGGTGAACCTGCTTAACGAACAGGGGATCACCACGGTATTCAGCAGTTACGGCAGCGGCCTTCGTCTGTGGGGTAACCGGACGGCAGCATGGCCAACGGTCACCCATATGCGTAACTTTGAGAACGTTCGCCGCACCGGTGATGTGATCAACGAGTCCATTCGTTATTTCAGCCAGCAGTACATCGACATGCCGATTACTCAGGCGCTGATTGATGCACTGACGGAGTCGGTCAACGCCTACGGTCGCAAAATGACTGGTGATGGTGCGGTACTGGGCTTCCGTTGCTGGTTTGATCCGGCCCGCAATCCGGAGACGGAGCTGGCCGCCGGGCACCTGTTGCTGAGCTACAAATATACGCCACCACCGCCGCTGGAGCGACTGACGTTTGAGACTGAGATCACCTCGGAATACCTGTTAACCCTGAAAGGGGGCAACTGATGTCAAAGATTGAGATAAACCGCATCACGAATGCCAACATCTATCTGGATGGTACTAACCTGCTGGGACGGGCTGAGGAAGTTAAACTCCCCGATGTCTCCATGATTATGCAGGAACACAAGGCGCTGGGGATGGTGGGTAAGGTGGAACTCCCGGCTGGTTTTGACAAACTGGAAGGCGAAATCAAATGGAACAGCTTTTACCGCGATGCGATGCTGTCTGCCGCGAACCCGTACAGGTCGCTGGCACTGCAGTGTCGTTCCAGCGTCCAGCGCTACAGCTCGCAGGGGCTGATTGACGAAATCCCGCTGGTCACCTTCCTGACGATTATGTTCAAGAAGAACCCGCTGGGGACGTTCAAACAGCACGAGAACGCCGAGTTCTCCAGTAGCTTCACCTGCACGTATATCAGACAGGTACTGGATGGTGAAGAGCTGCTGCAACTGGACTATCTGGCCAACATCTTCCGGGTCGGCGGTGTTGATCAACTGACTGACTACCGTATCAATATCGGGGGCTGACGGTGAGTGTTGAACTGACGGATAAAGGAGGACGATGTGCGGCACTGGGCATGTCAAATGGTACGTGGTTTACCCTCCTTGATATTCCGGGGGTGGAAACCCTTTTTAATACCCGTAAAACCAATGACCCGATTGACTGCACACGTTCAAAGGCCCGCAAACTGGCGGATTTGATTGAAGCATGGGAGCCTCCCGACCACTGGTTCTCCGGCATCGGCAAATCTGAGGGAAAGACGCTTCTCATCGCTTTCCTGCGTAACTGCAAGGGGTTTCGCACTTGCTGACATCACAGGGGCTCCGGCCCCTTCTTCTTAATCTCCTTTAATATCCGTCACGCGCTTCTCCCGACATACTGCCCTGAACTTACACAGGAGCACAATCATGTCACAGACCCCATCCGATACTTTTAAATTGTCTTATCCCTTCACCACTGCTGCAGGCACCAGAATTGAGCTGGTTGAACTGAAACGCCTGACGGTAAAAGACCTGAAGCAGGTGCGCAAAATCAGCAAAAACCCGGCAGACTGGGACGAACCGCTGATTGCCCGCAGTACTGGTCTTCTCCCGGAGGATCTCGACAATATGGATCTGGCTGATTACCTGCAGTTACAGAAACGATTTCAGCTCATCACGGGGATGGGTGAGAGCAACCAGGGCGCTGACGCAGGCGCAGGGGCTGCTGGCGAGATGGTTCCGGTTTCAGCCGGGGGAGATTGATGCCCTCGATACTGACGATCTGGAGATGTGGCTGGAGCAGGCTGAAGAGCAAATCAAAAGCGAGTACGGCGACAAATCATAGTACAGACAGCCGCCAGTAGCGGCTGTTCTGCGTTATCCCCTCACGTCTTTTCACCTTCCCCGGAGGTTAACCACTATGTCGGGACAGTTTTCAGTCGGCGTTGTTATCGGCGGGATGATTGGCAGCACATTCCGTTCTGCAATGAGCGGTACCCGCCGTGCGCTTGATTCCCTGAGCGATACCTCACGCCGCCTGCAGGAACGTCAGAACGCTTTAACCCGTGCAACAGAACGTTATGGTCAACTGGGTTCTTCCCGGATGCAGCATCTCAACAGCGAGCTGCTGCGGGTAAGCCGCACCATGGAGCAAATTGAGCGCCAGCAGCGCCGTCTGTCAGCGGCATCCGCTACCAGTGATGCGCTGAAAGCTAACCGCATGGCGCTGTATGGTCAGGGGATTGAAGCGTATGGCATGGCACAGACTGTTTATCATACGGTTTCCCCTGCCGTTCAGCAGTCCATGTCTTTTCAGGACAAAATGATTGATATGTCGATCACCGCAAAATATGACAATAAAACGCGGGATGCACTTGCCGGACAGATAAAAGGCTGGGCGCTTAAATACAATCAGTATCAGGATGAGCTGCAGGAGGCGATGGGTTCACTCATCAGCGACAATATTGATAATGTGTCAGATATCGGTTTTCTGATGCCGGATATTGCCCGCGCGGCAACGGCAACACGCACGTCTGCTCAGGACTGGGCAAAAGTGGCCGCAGTCTGGCAAAACTCCCTGAAAGGCGCGGCCAGAGATTTTGGTGCCGTTCAGAATATTATGGCTTATGCCGGTGACCAGGGGTCATTTGAAATCCCGGATCAGGTCAAGTGGATGCAGTCCCTGGCCCCAATGATGGCGGGTATTGCCAGTGGAAAAGAGGCTGTTGCTGAAATCGGGGCCAGTCTCCAGATAGCAAAAATCGGTGCAGGTTCCACCGACGAAGCAGCCAATAATTTTAAAAACTTTCTTACCAAAATTTTTGCCCGCGATACTCAGAAACAGTTTGCTGATCTGGGTATTGATTTGCAGGGATCTATTGCGAGTTATAAAGCTGCGGGGATCTCTCCGATTGAAGGGATGTTGAGTGTTATAGAACGTTACCTCAATGCCAAAAGCCCCGAAGCGCTGGCCGGCTTCAAATCAGCCATGAAAATAAAGAATGATACGGCAAGAGATGAGGCACTTCAGGCTCTGGCGAAAAACTTTGGTCTGGGCGATATGTTCGCGGATATGCAGGTCATGGCATTTATCCGCCCGATGCTGGCCAACATGGACAGATATCGAGAGATCCGTGCCGGTGCTCTCAGGGCTGCGGATAACGATTTGCTTGCCAGTGCTTATGATCAGCGGCTGAAATCTCCCCTTGAAGCCACTAAAACACTTATGGTCAGCAGTCGCGATCTGGCAATTACGCTGGGCGATCAATTAGCTCCATCTTTTATTTCTCTGACTCAGGACTTGCTCCCACTCATTCAGGGGACAAAACACTGGGTGGCGACTCACCCGCAATTTGTCAGTGGGGCTTTTAAGCTCATCAGTGCGCTCCTTGCGATTAAGATAGCGACTGTTGGTCTCAAACTGGGGCTGAATCTCCTTATTTCCCCCTTTGTGAACGTCTGGAAAACTGCTGTTTTACTCCGGACCAACTGGCATCGACTGACTACCGCACTCGGAGAAGGTGGCAAATTACGCTGGCTTGTCACTGGATTCAGCCGACTGACCAGCGGAGGACTGAAACTCAGCAAAGTTCTGGCGGGCAGCCTCGTTCGCGGTTTTATGAGCGCTGCACGTGCCGTTCTCTGGATTGGGCGAGCGCTGATGATGAATCCCATCGGTCTCGTTATCACCGCTGTCGCGGCAGCAGCTTACCTTATCTACCGCAACTGGGGGGCAGTCAGTGGCTGGTTTAAACAGCGCTGGGCTGACATTCAGGAAGCCTTTAACGGCGGTATCGCGGGAACTGGTAAGCTGCTGATTAACTGGTCGCCGGCAGGCCTGCTCTATAAAGCCTTTGCGGCTGCGCTGAAATATTTCGGCGTTACTCTGCCGGCAAAGTTCACCGACTTCGGTGGCCATCTTATCGACGGTTTGATTAACGGTATCAAAAACAAATGGGGGTCGCTCAAATCCAGTGTAACCGGAATGGGTGACAGCATCAGTAGCTGGTTTAAACAATGCTGGGCTGACATTCAGGAAGCCTTTAACGGCGGTATCGCGGGAACTGGTAAGCTGCTGATTAACTGGTCGCCGGCAGGTCTGCTCTATAAAGCCTTTGCAGCTGCGCTGAAATATCTTGGTGTTGATCTGCCGGCAAAGTTTACCGACTTCGGTGGCCATCTTGTCGATGGTCTGATTAACGGTATCAAAAACAAATGGGAGTCGCTCAAATCCAGTGTAACCGGAATGGGCGACAGCATCAGTGGCTGGTTCAGCGAAAAGCTGGGCATTCATTCGCCGAGCCGCGTGTTTATGGGCTTTGGTGACAATATCGCGCAGGGGGCCGCCATTGGCCTGCAGCGGACCACTCCGCTTGCAGCTCTGGCCGGGCAGCGAATGGCCAGTGAACTGCTCCCCAGAATGCCCGTGAGCATTCAGGGGCCAGAAATACGGGATAACACTTCAGGTGTTCGCTTCAGTATGCCGTTGCCCGATATCAATGGGTTTATGTCGTCTGCTAAAAATGCGATCGGAGCCGTAATCAATAGTTTGTCTTCCATGCCCGCTATTCCGCTCTCCACCCGGGCATCGATTTTACCAGGGCAACGTCTGGCAAATGAGATGACACCGGATGTTCCCCGTATCCCCTCGCCTGAAATCCTGGCTGCCGGATATTCAGGCCGTGGTGCAGCTGCAACCGGCGGTGGAACGTCTGGTGGTATCCAGGTCAGCTTTAATCCTCAGTTTTTCCTCAATGGCAGGGAAACCACAGCGCCTGCAGGACTGACTGGTGCCCTGAATATGAGTCTGCATGAGCTGGAAAAAATGCTGGAGCGTCTGCTGGCTCAGAAACAACGTAAGGAGTACCGCTGATGTTTGCCGTACTGGGTGATATTGAGTTTGAGCTGATTACCTACTGGGACGGCTTCGAGGCCACGTTCGGCGTCGATTATGCGGAGCATGCCCGCATCGGGGGTAAGCCTGGTCTGCAGTTCGTCGGCGACAGGCTGGACGAAATCCAGATAACTCTGGTTTTCCATCAGCATTATTGTGTACCCGATGTGGAGCTGGCGAGACTGCGAACAGCCATGAAAGCCCATCAGGCACTGGCGCTGGTCTTCGGCAACGGTGACTATCGCGGCTGGTTCGTGATCACCGATGTGACTGCAACCAGCGAGCAGACTGACAGTACCGGCAACGTGCTGGCTGTCAGTGCCACCGTGTCTCTCCGGGAATACACCGGTGACCCGAAAAATCCTCTGCAACCACCGGCAATACGCACGAAGCTCCCGGGTGTCGGGGCGGTCTCCGGTGCCATACCTTCACCTTCAGGGGTGGCGCAGTTCATCCGCAACGGCGTCAACTATGCGAAACAGGCGCAGTCTGTACTCCAGACCACTATCAGCGCCGTTCGGGTGACACAGAAAATGAAGGATAACCCCGTTGTCGCACTGACCCGTGTGCCGGGGCTGATGAGCGGACTGGGTAATATCTCCGGGGCTCTGGGGAAAAGTGTTCCGGCGTTTAACGCACTCTCTGAATCCATGCCCGATGCCATCAGTCTGGCCAGAACAGCCAGCGAAGCAGCCACGTATGTACAGCAGGCACAGTCTGCGCTGAGTGGTGTGGACAAAAGAAATATTGCAGGTGCTCTGGATACCGTTTCCGGGCAGCTTAACGCCGTCGGCACAGCATTCAACCGCATGTCTCCGGGATTAAGTGCAATGGCCGCCAGAATACTGACGAGGAGTGTGTGATGTTTCTTGAACATGTTACCCGTGACGGAGAGCGCTGGGATTCGCTGGCATGGCAGTACTACGGTGACCCGCTGGGCTATCCCCGGATTATTGCCGCCAATCCGCACGTGGCCATCACGCCGGTGCTGCCCTCCGGGCTGTTGTTACTGATCCCGGTGATTGAGGCTGAAGAAGCCCGTACAGAAGAGGATATTGCCCCATGGCTGAGATAAACAGCACTGCGCAAGTCACATCAGCGTTAACCGGCGTCAGCGATGTGCTGACACCGGTGTTCACTCTGTGGTATCTGCAGAAAAACATCACCTCTGATATCGCGCCTTATGTCACCCGTGTGACCTGGAGCGATAACATCAAAAATGAGTCCGATACCATTGAGGTGGAGCTGGACGACACCGATGGCCGCTGGCTGGATAAATGGTATCCGGGCAAGGGTGACACGCTGACGCTGAAAATGGGCTATCAGGGCGAGAAGCTGCTGTCCTGCGGTACGTTCTCTATAGACGAGATCGAAGTGAGTTCGCCCGCTTCCGTTGTTTCTATCCGTGGGGTGGCCACCTCGGTTAACAGTGCCCTGCGGACTAAAACCAGTCGTGGTTTTGAGAACACCACGCTGGCAGCTGTTGCGGGGCGGATTGCCAGAAAGCACCGGCTGAAACTGGTGGGCAGCATTGAGTCCATCAGAATCGACCGGGTGACCCAGTATGCTGAAACCGACGTGGGTTTTCTGCGCCGGCTGGCCAGCGAGTATGGTTATGCAGTGAAAGTGGTCAGTGACCAGCTGATTTTTTCTCATCTGGCCACACTGCGCAGTCAGGAGCCGGTCAGGCAGTTAAAACCGCAGGATGTGGCCCGCTTTTCCCTGCGTGACACCATCAACCGGGTCTATAAATCTGCAAAGGTAAAACACCAGAAAAGCAGCAGTAAAAAACTGATCGTCTACGAAGCTGATGGTGGTACCCGTGAAAGCGACAAAAAGCTCAAAGGTGGTAAGGTTACCAGCGCTGACTCACTTAAAGTTAACAGCCGCGTCAGCGACCCGGACAGTGCCCGGATTAAAGCGGATTCAGCACTGGCCAGACATAACGAATACCAGCAGAACGGCTCCCTGACGCTGACGGGAACACCTCAACTGACAGCAGGCAACAAAATTGAACTGGTGAGTTTTGGGCAGTTATCCGGGCCATGGCTCATAACCACTGCCCGCCATGCGTTTGACCGTAACAGCGGCTACACCACAGAGCTGGAAGTGGCACGGGGGCCAGTCACAAGAGGGAAAAAACAAAAAACTCAGAAACTCACGGTTTATCACCCGGATGGCAGTACATCGACGGTGATTAAGGAGAAGAAAAAATGACTGGTGTCACTCGTCAGGTCGGTACGGTCAGTGCCGTTGATGCCGACAGGGTTCAGGCCCGCGTTCGTCTGCCTGAATGCGATAACCTGCGCACAAACTGGCTTAACGTGCTGCAGCGCAATACCCAGGATAACAAAGATTACTGGCTCCCTGACGTGGGGGAGCAGGTTGAGGTGCTGCTCGATGCCAACGGCGAGGATGGTGTTATTCTGGGCGCGGTGTATTCAGACGTCGATAAACCACCGTTCAGTGACAAAAATATCCGGGGAACCCGGTTTGCTGATGGTGCAGAGTACAGCTACAACCGGAAGACGCACACTCTGATCATCCGGGGCGGCATTGAGCATATTGTCATTGAGTGTGGTGCTGATGTGGTATTGAAAACACAGAAAGCCACGATTGACGCACCGGAAACCGAACTTACCGGAGATCTGCGTGTCAGGGGTAAGCTGATTTACGAAGGAGGCATGGCGGGTTCTGGTGGGGAAGGTGTTACCGCGACCATCCATGGCAATATCGAGATTAAAGGGAATGTCCATGCCACGGGCAGTATGTTGTCTGATGGCGAAAACTCCAGCCACCACTCCCACTGAGCTTTTTAAACGCCTTTAATATCAGCGTTCCCGCACGGGGGCAATACTGCCCCCATGAAAACAACCTCAGTATTCTGGCAACCAGCCCTGCAGGCTCCCGGCGAAATTGTCCGGGGGCTGGATGATATCCGGCAGGCGATTCAAATTATCCTGCGGACTCCCCGCGGCAGCGACCCGCATCGCCCGGAGTTCGGCAGCAATCTGCATCTTTATATCGACTGGCCTGTAGACCGGGCCATTCCGCATGTGGTGCGCGAATCCGTCGATGCCATCCGGCGCTGGGAGCCCCGCTGCCAGCTTATGTCAGTTAAACCCGCCGTCGACGGCGAACATCTTACGCTCCGGGTGAGCTGGAAAGGCTCAGACGGACAGACCCGGACTCAGGAGCTGCTATGGCGCTGACAGAACCCGATTTTATTGAACGCGATGCCGACAAAATCACGGCAGAAATGATTGCGAAGTATGAAGCGGATACCGGCAAAACGCTGTACCCGGCACAGGCAGAACGTCTGCTGATTGATCTGTGGGCCTATCGCGAAATGCTGGTCAGGGTTGCGGTACAGGAGGCAGCAAAGCAGAATCTGGTCGCCTTTGCCCGTGAGCCGATGATTGATTACCTCGGTGAACTGGTCGGTGTATACCGTCTTGCCGCGCAGCCTGCCACCACCACGCTCCAGTTCTCCGTAGATGAGGCACTGGCCATTGATGTGCTGATCCCGGCAGGCACCCGCGTCAGCGCTTCCGACAGCGTTATTTTTGCCACCGATACAGATGTGGTACTGAAGGCCGGATTGCTGCTGGTCAATGTCACGGCCACCTGTACCGAACCCGGTACCGCTGGTAACGGCTGGCAACCTGCGCAGGTCAGTCAGTTACTCGATGAGATTGATAACGTTAACCTGCTGGTGAGCAATCTGATGGCCAGTTCCGGCGGTTCAGAACAGGAAGACGATGACAGGCTCCGGGAGCGTATCAGGCTGGCCCCGGAGTCATTCACCAATGCCGGAAGCCGTGGCGCATACCGCTTTCATGCCATGCAGGCCCATCCCAACATTGTCGATGTTGCTGTGCTTTCCCCGGTTCCCGGGACCGTAGATCTGTATCCGCTGCTCAGTACCGGTCTGCCGGACGGCGGTGTTCTCACGCTGGTAGAGAGTTTCTGCTCTGATGAGAAAGTCAGGCCACTCACTGATACAGTGCGGGCTAAAACACCAGTGAAGGTGGATTACACCATTGAAGCCAGGATTACGATCTATCGTGATCAGGATGCCAGGTCTGTAAAAGATGCCGCTAACAGCGCCATACAGAACTGGGTGGCATCACGTGCCGCCACGCTGGGGCGCGATATTGTCCCCAGCCAGATTATCAGTGCATTGTCCGTTTCCGGGGTGTACCAGGTTGAACTGGTGACACCGGCACTGCGGGTGGTGGCAGAAAACGAATGGGCAAACTGTACGGCAATCACTCTTAACATGACTGGAGTGTCTGATGACTGAGCCATTACAACTCCCGCCACCGCTTGAGGGTGATATCAGTCTCAGGACGCTGGGAAGACTGGCAGGACGGCTGGATAACATCGACCTGAGCGTACTGATGGTCTTTCTCGTCGATATCGTCGACAGTTCCGCGCTGCCATGGCTGGGCGAGCAGTTCTCACTGTCTGGCGATGGCTGGGAGCTGGCGGAATCGGACGATGTTCGCCGCATGCTTATAAAAGCAGCCATCGAACTGCACCGGTATAAAGGGACGCCGTGGTCAATCCGGGAAGTTATCCGCCGTTTTGGCTTTGGTGAAGTGGATCTGATTGAAGGCACAGGTCGTCTCAGTTACGACGGCAATCGCAGCTATAACGGACTGTTTGTTCATGGAGATGCAGCCGCCTGGGCAGTTTATCGCGTTATTCTGAAACAGCCCATTACTAACGATCAGGCCGCGATGCTGCGTCAGACGCTGGCTGCATTTGCACCGGCCCGCTGCCATCTGGCCAGCCTGGAGTATCAGTCTGTGGCCATTCGCTATAACAATACCGCCATCCATGATGGCAGTTATAACCACGGGAGCAGTTGATTATGGGAAACCTGAATGAAACAGAAAAGTGGGAAGAAAATATCTATCAACTGGAGACATCAGATCCGGTTCTGGGTGGTGCAGACGGGATATCAAATCGAGCCCCCCGGCAACTGGCAAACAGGACGAAATGGCTGAAGAAGAAAACGGAGGAAGCCGCACAGTCACTGGCTGAACACGTACGTTCCCGTAACCACCCGGACGCGACACTGACAGCTAAGGGGTTCACCCAACTGAGCAGTGCCACCAACAGCACCTCTGAAACGCTGGCCGCCACACCAAAAGCGGTCAAGGCTGCATACGACCTGGCAGCCGGCAAGGCGCCTGCCAGCCACACTCACCCGTGGAGTCAGATAACGGGAGTGCCTGCGGCTTCACTGACGGCAAAAGGCACCGTACAACTGAGCAGCGCCACGGACAGTCAATCAGAAACTGAGGCTGCCACGCCGAAGGCGGTCAAGGCTGCATACGACCTTGCAGCCGGCAAGGCGCCCGTCAGCCACACTCACCCGTGGAGTCAGATAACGGGAGTGCCTGCTGCCTCGCTGACGGCAAAAGGCACCGTACAATTGAGCAGTGCCATCAACAGCACGTCTGAAATACTGGCCGCCACACCGAAAGCGGTCAAGGCTGCATACGATCTGGCAAACGGAAAACAACCGGCAGATGCCACGCTCACTGCTCTGGCAGGACTTGCCACTGCAGCAGATCGGTTGCCTTATTTTACCGGAGCAGACCGCGCAGAGCTGGCAACCCTTACAGCTATTGGTCGCGCTATTATCGCTAAGGGCAGTATAAAAGATGTCCTCAATTACCTTGGTTTAGGAGAAGGCTCGGCGCTACCCGTTGGTGTGCCTGTTCCGTGGCCCACCGCCACACCGCCAGCAGGCTGGTTAAAGTGCGACGGGCGCGCCTTTACAAAAGAACAATATCCTGTTCTGGCCAGAGTCTACCCGACCCTCCGTCTTCCCGATTTACGCGGTGAGTTTATCCGTGGATGGGACGACGGGCGCAAAGTTGATACAGGACGTAAGTTGCTGTCCGCACAAGGGGCAACGCTGTTAAGAACAGCAATGCTGGATTATTATAACCAGGACACTACGGGAACCTCGGGGATAGTCGGCATGGGATTCAACAATGAAGATTCCATTACAGACCTTCGTGAGGGCAGCTTTAAAATGCCGGACGGGACAACATTCAGCGATCCTGTCGTGGCAATGTCAGACAATGGTATGCAGGCTACTATTCTGACCTCTATCAGAAGCGGGTATGCGAAGGGTATCACTGTCAGACCCCGTAGCATTGCACTTAATTACATTGTGAGGGCAGTTTAATGAGTAACACTGCAGTTCTGGATGAAAACGGTATCGCCACTGTAGCGGGCGATATCACTGTATATCACTATGACGAGGAAACCCGGGAATACACCTCATCCTCTGTGGAGTATCTCGCCCTTGGGGTGGGTACTCCGGCACATTCGTGCGCCGATGCACCGCCGGAAGCAATTTCGGGTTACGTGGTTTGCCGGACTGCCACGCTGAACGGGTGGGAGCATGTGCCTGATCACCGCGGCGAGACGGTATACAGCACGGAGAACGGTAACCCCGTTCTGATTACCCAACCGGGTGATTACCCGGCGGACACCACCACAAAACAGCCAGCCACGCCATGGGATACCTGGAACGGTGAGGCGTGGGTAACCGATACTGAACGGCAGCGAGCCGCAGAACTGGAGGTTGCCAGACAGCAACGCCAGCAACGGGTGAAACAGGCGATGGCGTCCGTCGATCTTATCAACCTCAAACTGCGTGCTGGTCGCAGTCTGAAACCAGAAGAAACGGCAAAACTGAACGCCGTGCTGGATTATATCGACGAGCTGAACGCACTGGATATCAGCAAGGCACCTGAAATCAGCTGGCCGGAAGCGCCACTGGCGCTTGCCGGCTGAACGGTATCACGCCGCCCTCACGATATAGTTAAATGCGATATTGCGGGGGCGAGCTGATACATAAGCCCACCAGTCATATCTTTGTGCACCTTTAGAGGATGCATCAAATATCCACTTTTTGCCATTTAAGACCCCCAGTTGATTAGAGGTTAAAGCGTCACCAAATCCGTATTGTGTAGAGCCGAGCGAACTGATATCTCCGGTATCATTATCATCAAAACCGGATACGATAGTCCCTTCCTGAAATGAAAGTAGCGCACGCCCGGTATCAACCTTGCGACCACCGTCCCATCCACGGATAAACTCACCGCGCAAATCGGGAAGACGGAGGGTCGGGTAGACTCTGACCAGAACAGGATATTGTTCTTTGGTGAACGTAGCTCCGTTGCACTGTAACCAGCCTGCTGGCGGTGTGGCGGTGGGCCATGGAACCGGTACACCAACAGGCAATGCAGAGCCTTCCCCCAAACCAACGTTTCTATGCCGCCCTTACGATGTAATTAAACGCAATGTTACGGGGACGAATGGTCACATAATTAACCCCATCGCCTCGCGAAGGACCTGCAAATGAAAAACGGGAGAATCCAGGTTGGTTGTCAACGATTTGGTCATAGTTATTGATTGAATGACCAGACCCAATGTCAAAATTACCTGCGTAATGAGAAAAACTTGTACCATCCTGCCGTGAAAGCAGATCGCGCCCTGTATCCACTTTTCGCCCGTCGTCCCATCCACGGATAAACTCACCGCGTAAATCGGGAAGACGGAGGGTCGGGTAGACTCTGGCCAGAACAGGATATTGTTCTTTTGTAAAGGCGCGCCCGTCGCACTTTAACCAGCCTGCTGGCGGTGTGGCAGTGGGCCACGGAACAGGTACACCAACGGGCAGCGCCGAGCCTTCCCCCAAACCAACGTTTATCTCTCAAATCCTCCCCACATTATCTCAGTACTTTAACCACTCAAAAGGGAGTATTTTTAATGCTGATTGGCTACATACGTGTGTCAACAAATGACCAAAACACAGATTTGCAACGCAATGCATTAATGTGCGCAGGATGTGAACAGATTTTTGAGGACAAAATGAGCGGAACCAAGTCGGAACGACCAGGCCTGAAACGCGCTTTAAAGTGCCTTAAAAGAGGGGATACATTGGTGGTCTGGAAGCTGGATCGGTTGGGTAGAAGAATGAAACACCTCATTGCTCTCACAGAAGAGCTACGCGCAAAAGGTGTCAATTTTCGCAGTCTGACGGATTCAATCGATACCAGCACTCCGATGGGAAGGTTCTTTTTTCATATGATGGGTGCACTGGCAGAAATGGAGCGTGAACTGATAGTTGAGCGCACGCTGGCTGGACTGGCTGCTGCGCGAGCACAAGGAAGAGTTGGAGGACGTCGCCCGAAACTGACGAAGGAGCAGCATGAGCAGATCGCAAGATTGCTCCAGAAAGGGTATGACAGAAAGCGGCTGGCAATTATCTATGATATTGGACTGTCAACGATCTACCGCTATCACCCTGTTGGGACTGTCATAACGCAACCTGAAATGTAATTCTTTTTCAAATAATGAAACGCCGCGTGGATGCCATTTATCGCACAAGATAGAGTGCATTTATCGCGCGGCGCATCATTCTTCATGTGAATCATCCGTTGATTAATTATATATAAACATTATGTATCAACAAGTTACATTGATAATTAACGCTACCATTAATAAAAATACCCCACAAGGTCCGAAAAAAAACGCCGGCAATGTGCCGACGTCTTTGAAAAGAAAGGATTGTCTATGTTATCGCCCGTTATTCATTCAGCCGGGTTGACTTATCCGCGCCAATTGCTCGAAATAGTCTGGAAAAGTTTTAGCGGTACATTTTGGATCAAGAATCGTCACAGGCGTATCTGATAATGCGACCAGCGAGAAACACATCGCCATCCGGTGATCATTATAAGTGGCGATCTCAGCAAATTTCAGTTTTTCCGGTGGCGTAATGCGAATGAAATCATGCCCCTCTTCGACTTCCGCACCGACTTTACGCAGTTCTGTTGCCATCGCAAACAGGCGATCGGTCTCTTTAACACGCCAGTTATAGATATTGCGCAGCGTGGTGGTGCCTTTTGCAAATAACGCCGCGGTGGCAATGGTCATCGCCGCATCGGGAATATGGTTCATATCCATATCAATGGCGTTCAGTTCACCACGCGTGCAGGAAATATAATCATCGCCCCAGCAAATGGTCGCGCCCATTTTTTCCAGAACATCAGCAAAGCGAATATCACCCTGCATACTGTTGCGTCCAATGCCGGTCACTTTTACAGTGCCGCCTCTGATTGCTGCTGCTGCCAGGAAATAAGAAGCCGAAGATGCATCGCCTTCAACCAAATAAGTGCCCGGAGACTGGTAAGACTGCCCCCCTTTTACGACAAATTGTTGATAGTGCTGATTTTCAATTTCAACACCAAACGTCTTCATCAGATTGAGGGTGATATCGATATAAGGTTTAGAAACCAGATCGCCTTTAATACGAATCACCGTATCTTCCGGCGCAAGAGGCGCAGTCATTAACAGTGCGGTGAGGAACTGGCTGGAAACGGAGCCATCAACATCAACGTTGCCGCCAGTAAAGCCGCCCTGTAAACGCAATGGCGGATAATTTTCTTGTTCCAGGTAAGTGATCTTCGCCCCGCCCTGGCGCAGCGCATCCACCAGATGACCAATCGGGCGTTCTTTCATTCGCGGTTCACCGCTCAGTACAATATCATTGCTACCCAGGCAAAGTGCTGCCGCCAGCGGACGCATTGCCGTTCCGGCGTTACCGAGGAACAACTCCCGGGCACTTTCTGCGTGTAATGGACCACCGTTACCGATAATTTCGCAACGCGTACGATCGGCTGAAAGCGTATAGCTTACCCCTAACGCTGTTAATGCATTCAGCATATGGCGCACGTCATCGCTATCCAGCAGATTGGTTAATACTGTTTTGCCGTGTGCTAATGCCGCCAGCAATAAAGCGCGGTTAGAAACGCTCTTGGAACCGGGCAGATTAATAGTGCCATCGACACGAGCGATGGGTTGTAACGTTAGGGATTCCATGAACTCAACTCTCTACAACAGAAATAAAAACCCCACAGGCTGGCTGTGGGGATTATGCAAAATTTCGACATTAGCCGTGACGACGTTCGAACTCAACCATGAAGTCTGTCAGTGCTTTAACACCTTCCAGCGGCATGGCGTTATAAATAGACGCACGCATTCCGCCGACCACTCGGTGACCTTTCAGCGCATGTAAGCCCGCAGCGAAAGACTCTTCGAGGAACAATTTATCAAGCGCGCTATCCGCCAACTGGAACGGCACGTTCATCCGCGAACGGTTAGCTTTCGCCACATCATTGCGGTAGAAATCGCTGTTATCAATCACCCCATACAGCAGTTCTGCTTTTTGCTGATTGATCTTATCCATTGCAGCCACACCGCCGTTCGCTTTCAGCCATTTGAAGACCAGGCCAGATAAGTACCAGGCAAATGTCGGCGGCGTGTTGAACATGGAATCGTTATCGTTGAGGATGGAGTAATCCAGAATCGATGGGCAGGCGATATTCGCTTTGCCCAGCAAATCTTCACGAACGATGACGATTGTCAGGCCAGCCGGGCCGATATTTTTCTGCGCGCCAGCGTAAATTACACCATAACGGCTGACATCAATCGGACGGGAAAGAATGGTTGAAGAGAAGTCAGCGGCGACCACCACGTCTTTACCGAAGTCTGGTGTTTCATCGATAGCGATACCATCGATGGTTTCGTTCGGGCAGTAATGCATATAAGCAGCATTATCAGAGAGTTGCCATTCACTCATTGGCTTAACTGCGCGAAGACCATCAACGGTCACTTTCGCATCAAACACATTTGGTGTGCAGTATTTTTTCGCTTCTTTGATAGCACTTGCTGCCCAGTAACCCGCATCAACATAATCTGCAGTGGTTTTATCACCAAGAATATTCAACGGTACTGCAGCAAATTGACCGCGACCACCGCCATGGCAGAACAATACTTTGTAGTTGGAGGGGACGTTAAGAAGATCGCGAAAATCCTTCTCGGCTTCCTCTGCAACCTGAATGAACTCTTTGCCACGGTGACTCACTTCCATCACCGACGTACCAAGACCGTTCCAGTCGCGCAGTTCCTGTTGAGCCTGTTTAAGCACCTCTGCCGGTAGCATTGCCGGACCAGAACTAAAATTGAAGATTTGAGCCATTTCCCCTCACCACGTTGCGTTGCTATTAACCCGCGGTCAATCGATTGCGACCACAGGTAATACATTATTCCAGTGGCTATCGGTTTTATCATTCAGTGACACACATCGCAATGAGTAAAACCGTTGAGGGCAAAAATGTGGCTTGCATCACACAAAAGAATCTCTCGGATTATTAGCAAAAAGCCGATGTTTTTGCTGTCAGGTCACCCGTTTAGCTCGACTTGCCTTCGTCCATTCTGGATTTGCACAGCGCGGACATAATTGTTTTTCCCCCGCGTTCATATGAATGATTTCACTGCAACGGATGCAGGCATAGTCCGCCGACTCCGGCACCACTTTGTAACGCTGAGTACAGTCACTGGGTAAAATAAGTAACCCCGGTTTCACCTTGTCATCTTCAAAGAAATAAACACTGATTTGCCCGTTGGTTTCGAGAATCGCCAGACGTACCTGCCCCAACTGCTCTACACCGCGCAATCGTAGCTCCATAAAGAACTCAAATTCCGTCATGTTGGAGTTATTGAGTTTCGACCAGGCCAGCTCGCCGTCTTCAATAATGACAACCGGCTTGCCTTCCAGAAGATCTTCCAGTTTTTCACTGTGCGCCATCAACCACATTACCAGGCGGTATAACAACGCCAGAGTAATAAAGACGATAAGTACCGGGACCATCGGCACATCATCATAAAACGCCACATCTCCCGCCGCTGAACCCAGTGTCAGAATGATTAACACTTCAAACAGCGACATCTGCCGCACACCGCGTCTTCCGGTCATTTTGAGGAACAAAAAAACCAGTACAAAGGTATAAAGACTACGTAGTGCAACTTCGCCAAGGAAATCAAAAGGCACTTTATCAAATGCCATACGGTGGAGATCGAACGCCTTCATTTTTATGCTCTTATCGTGGTTTATCCGCTAAAAGCATAGCCAACAGTTCATCGGCATGGCGGCGGTGATAGCGCCTTTGAGATAAAACCCGTATTATTGCGCGCTTTCCGTACGACTAAAGTGATTTTCATGACGCAAACATTTATCCCCGGCAAAGATGCCGCTCTGGAAGATTCCATCGCTCGCTTCCAGCAAAAACTTTCAGACCTCGGTTTTCAGATTGAAGAGGCCTCCTGGCTGAATCCCGTGCCTAATGTCTGGTCTGTACATATTCGCGACAAAGAGTGCGCACTGTGTTTTACCAACGGTAAAGGCGCAACCAAAAAAGCGGCGCTGGCTTCTGCCCTCGGTGAATATTTCGAGCGTCTCTCAACCAACTACTTTTTTGCGGACTTCTGGCTGGGCGAAACCATCGCCAACGGCCCATTCGTGCATTATCCCAACGAAAAATGGTTCCCACTGACCGAAAATGACGATGTACCAGAAGGGCTGCTCGATGACCGTCTGCGCGCATTTTACGATCCGGAGAATGAACTGACCGGTAGTATGCTGATTGACCTGCAATCCGGTAACGAAGATCGTGGTATTTGCGGTCTACCGTTTACGCGCCAGTCCGACAATCAGACCATTTATATTCCGATGAATATCATTGGTAACTTGTACGTTTCTAACGGTATGTCTGCTGGCAATACCCGTAACGAAGCACGCGTTCAGGGGTTATCCGAAGTTTTCGAACGTTACGTGAAAAACCGCATTATTGCTGAAAGCATCAGCTTGCCGGAAATCCCGGCAGACGTGCTGGCACGTTATCCAGCAGTAGTTGAAGCGATCGAAACGCTGGAAGCGGAAGGTTTCCCGATCTTCGCTTATGACGGTTCGCTTGGCGGCCAGTATCCGGTGATTTGCGTGGTACTGTTCAATCCTGCTAACGGTACCTGCTTTGCCTCATTCGGTGCGCATCCTGATTTTGGCGTTGCACTGGAACGTACCGTGACCGAGTTGCTGCAAGGTCGTGGCCTGAAAGATCTGGATGTGTTTACTCCACCAACCTTCGATGATGAAGAAGTCGCTGAACATACCAACCTCGAAACGCACTTTATCGATTCCAGCGGTTTAATCTCCTGGGACCTGTTCAAGCAGGATGCCGATTATCCGTTTGTTGACTGGAGCTTCTCCGGCACCACGGAAGAAGAGTTCGCCACGCTGATGGCTATCTTCAAAAAGGAAGATAAAGAAGTTTATATTGCCGATTACGAGCATCTGGGTGTCTACTCTTGCCGTATTATCGTACCTGGCATGTCCGATATTTATCCGGCTGAAGATCTGTGGTTGGCGAATAACAGTATGGGCAGCCATTTACGTGAAACGATTCTGTCACTGCCCGGTAGCGAGTGGGAAAAGGAAGATTACCTGAACCTCATCGAGCAACTGGATGAAGAAGGTTTTGATGACTTTACCCGCGTGCGTGAACTGTTGGGCCTGGCGACCGGGTCGGATAACGGCTGGTACACTCTGCGTATCGGTGAATTAAAAGCCATGCTGGCGCTGGCTGGTGGCGATCTGGAACAGGCTCTGGTCTGGACCGAATGGACGATGGAGTTTAACTCATCAGTATTCAGCCCGGAACGCGCCAATTATTATCGCTGCCTGCAAACATTGTTATTACTGGCGCAGGAAGAAGATCGCCAGCCGCTGCAATATCTGAATGCGTTTGTTCGCATGTACGGCGCAGATGCCGTGGAAGCCGCCAGTGCAGCAATGAGCGGCGAAGCGGCGTTTTATGGCTTGCAACCAGTAGATAGCGATCTGCACGCGTTTGCTGCACATCAGTCGTTGTTGAAGGCCTACGAAAAGCTGCAACGCGCCAAAGCAGCATTCTGGGCAAAATAAAATCAAATAGCCTACGCAATGTAGGCTTAATGATTCGTCTGAGTTATATTACGGGGCGTTTTTTTAATGCCCCGCTTTACATATATTTGCATTAATAAAATAATTGTAATTATAAGGTTAAATATCGGTAATTCGTATTTAATAAATACGATCGATATTGTTACTTTATTCGCCAGGTGCTCCCTTTTAATTAACTGTTTTAGCGGAGGATGCGGAAAAAATTCAACTCATTTGTTAATTTTTAAAATTTATTTTTATTTGGATAATCAAATATTTACTCCGTATTTGCATAAAAACCATGCGAGTTACGGGCCTATAAGCCAGGCGAGATATGATCTATATCAATTTCTCATCTATAATGCTTTGTTAGTATCTCGTCGCCGACTTAATAAAGAGAGAGTTAGTGTGAAAGCTGACAACCCTTTTGATCTTTTACTTCCTGCTGCAATGGCCAAAGTGGCCGAAGAGGCAGGTGTCTATAAAGCAACGAAACATCCGCTTAAGACTTTCTATCTGGCGATTACCGCCGGTGTTTTCATCTCAATCGCATTCGTCTTCTATATCACAGCAACCACTGGCACAGGTACAATGCCCTTCGGCATGGCAAAACTGATTGGCGGCATTTGCTTCTCTCTGGGGTTGATTCTTTGTGTTGTCTGCGGAGCCGATCTCTTTACTTCCACAGTGTTGATTGTTGTTGCCAAGGCGAGTGGGCGCATCACCTGGGGTCAGTTGGCGAAAAACTGGCTAAATGTTTATTTTGGCAACCTGGTCGGCGCACTGCTGTTTGTACTTTTAATGTGGCTTTCCGGCGAGTATATGACCGCAAATGGTCAATGGGGACTAAACGTCCTACAAACCGCCGACCACAAAGTGCACCATACTTTTATTGAGGCCGTCTGTCTTGGTATCCTGGCAAACCTGATGGTATGTCTGGCAGTATGGATGAGTTATTCTGGCCGCAGCCTGATGGACAAAGCGTTCATTATGGTGCTGCCGGTCGCGATGTTTGTTGCCAGCGGTTTTGAGCACAGTATCGCAAACATGTTTATGATCCCGATGGGTATTGTAATCCGCGACTTCGCATCTCCGGAATTCTGGACCGCTGTCGGTTCTGCACCGGAAAATTTTTCTCACCTGACCGTGATGAACTTCATCACTGATAACCTGATTCCGGTTACGATCGGTAATATTATCGGCGGTGGTTTGTTGGTTGGGTTGACATACTGGGTCATTTACCTGCGTGAAAACGATCACCATTAATGGTTGTCGAAGTACGCAGTAAATAAAAAATCCACTTAAGAAGGTAGGTGTTACATGTCCGAGCTTAATGAAAAGTTAGCCACAGCCTGGGAAGGTTTTACCAAAGGTGACTGGCAGAATGAAGTAAACGTCCGTGACTTCATTCAGAAAAACTACACTCCGTACGAGGGTGACGAGTCCTTCCTGGCTGGCGCTACTGAAGCGACCACCACCCTGTGGGACAAAGTAATGGAAGGCGTTAAACTGGAAAACCGCACTCACGCGCCAGTTGACTTTGACACCGCTGTTGCTTCCACCATCACCTCTCACGACGCTGGTTACATCAACAAGCAGCTTGAGAAAATCGTTGGTCTGCAGACTGAAGCTCCGCTGAAACGTGCTCTTATCCCGTTCGGTGGTATCAAAATGATCGAAGGTTCCTGCAAAGCGTACAACCGCGAACTGGACCCGATGATCAAAAAAATCTTCACTGAATACCGTAAAACTCACAACCAGGGCGTGTTCGACGTTTACACTCCGGACATCCTGCGTTGCCGTAAATCCGGTGTTCTGACCGGTCTGCCAGATGCTTATGGCCGTGGTCGTATCATCGGTGACTACCGTCGCGTTGCACTGTACGGTATCGACTACCTGATGAAAGACAAACTTGCACAGTTCACCTCTCTGCAGGCTGATCTGGAAAACGGCGTAAACCTGGAACAGACTATCCGTCTGCGCGAAGAAATCGCTGAACAGCACCGCGCTCTGGGTCAGATGAAAGAAATGGCTGCGAAATACGGCTACGACATCTCTGGTCCGGCTACTAACGCTCAGGAAGCTATCCAGTGGACTTACTTCGGCTACCTGGCTGCTGTTAAGTCTCAGAACGGTGCTGCAATGTCCTTCGGTCGTACCTCCACCTTCCTGGATGTGTACATCGAACGTGACCTGAAAGCTGGCAAGATCACCGAACAAGAAGCGCAGGAAATGGTTGACCACCTGGTCATGAAACTGCGTATGGTTCGCTTCCTGCGTACTCCGGAATACGATGAACTGTTCTCTGGCGACCCGATCTGGGCAACCGAATCTATCGGTGGTATGGGCCTCGACGGTCGTACCCTGGTTACCAAAAACAGCTTCCGTTTCCTGAACACCCTGTACACCATGGGTCCGTCTCCGGAACCGAACATGACCATTCTGTGGTCTGAAAAACTGCCGCTGAACTTCAAGAAATTCGCCGCTAAAGTGTCCATCGACACCTCTTCTCTGCAGTATGAGAACGATGACCTGATGCGTCCGGACTTCAACAACGATGACTACGCTATTGCTTGCTGCGTAAGCCCGATGATCGTTGGTAAACAAATGCAGTTCTTCGGTGCGCGTGCAAACCTGGCGAAAACCATGCTGTACGCAATCAACGGTGGCGTTGACGAAAAACTGAAAATGCAGGTTGGTCCGAAATCTGAGCCGATCAAAGGCGATGTCCTGAACTATGATGAAGTGATGGAGCGCATGGATCACTTCATGGACTGGCTGGCTAAACAGTACATCACTGCACTGAACATCATCCACTACATGCACGACAAGTACAGCTACGAAGCCTCTCTGATGGCGCTGCACGACCGTGACGTTATCCGCACCATGGCGTGTGGTATCGCTGGTCTGTCCGTTGCTGCTGACTCCCTGTCTGCAATCAAATATGCGAAAGTTAAACCGATTCGTGATGAAGACGGTCTGGCTATCGACTTCGAAATCGAAGGCGAATACCCGCAGTTTGGTAACAACGATCCGCGTGTAGATGACCTGGCTGTTGACCTGGTAGAACGTTTCATGAAGAAAATTCAGAAACTGCACACCTACCGTGACGCTATCCCGACTCAGTCTGTTCTGACCATCACTTCTAACGTTGTGTATGGTAAGAAAACTGGTAACACCCCAGACGGTCGTCGTGCTGGCGCGCCGTTCGGACCGGGTGCTAACCCGATGCACGGTCGTGACCAGAAAGGTGCTGTAGCGTCTCTGACTTCCGTTGCTAAACTGCCGTTTGCTTACGCTAAAGATGGTATCTCCTACACCTTCTCTATCGTTCCGAACGCACTGGGTAAAGACGACGAAGTTCGTAAGACCAACCTGGCTGGTCTGATGGATGGTTACTTCCACCACGAAGCATCCATCGAAGGTGGTCAGCACCTGAACGTTAACGTGATGAACCGTGAAATGCTGCTCGACGCGATGGAAAACCCGGAAAAATATCCGCAGCTGACCATCCGTGTATCTGGCTACGCAGTACGTTTCAACTCGCTGACTAAAGAACAGCAGCAGGACGTTATTACTCGTACCTTCACTCAATCTATGTAATTAGATTTGACTGAAATCGTACAGTAAAAAGCGTACAATAAAGGCTCCACGAAAGTGGGGCCTTTTTTAGCACGAGAGCCTTTTTTGTCAGCTATCTATACTTTAAGGTGACTGCCAAAACAGACTCGACGTAGCCTTCGAGCTGCGCACCAACACGGCCTCAGATGGGCCACATCTGGAGAAACACCGCAATGTCAGTTATTGGTGACATTTTTTGATATCTAATTACATGAAATAAAAGGATTTATTTCTGGTCACGTCCACACATTGACCACATCGACAAAAAAGCCCCTCGACTGAGGGGCTTTCTGTTTGTAATTACATCCACATAATTTGCTGCCCTGACGGCAGCGGGTGCGGCCTTACGGCGTGGACTTCTCCCGGCTTCACAATGTATCGCTGTACCGACTCATAAGTGATGAACGTGGCGCTGCAATTCACGTTCTGACACTGGTGATAACGCTCTTTTGTCGTGTCAGTGATATAGCGACTTGTACGCGCATGTGCGGCATGCTGGCATAAAGGACAATGAAACATCGCGAGCACCTCTTCCGGTTTTGTTGATGGTGCCATTTTAGTTAATTTATCCTTATAAAACAAACAGATAAATAAAAAACATCACTCATCATCTTCTGTTTCGTACTCCACATCAGAAAGCCTTACCTCAAGCTCCAAAGACGTCGTGAAGCCGCTATTATTGAGAAAATGTGTAACCTTAGTGATGGTCCAGTCCTGCTCGTCTATGACGCGCTTAAAGCCTGACACTTTAACCGGTGTTTCCGTGTAAATATCTGCCCGTCCGGTAGCCAGGCTGATGGAGAACTCTGCTACACCCCGTTGCAGTTTATCCCACTTCGCCTGAGCGGCACGCATGGCCTGTGCTTTCGTGGCATATACCGTGGTCAGGGCAAAAACGTTGTCAGCCTCACCGGCCATGTATTCACCTTCGCGCGCTTCCGGTACTTTTGGCGCTTTCTTCTGCCTGACCGGTTTCGCTTTCGGGTGCTCCAGTGCGCGCAGGTGTTTCTCTTTCTTTTTGCGTTTCAGTTTTACCTTCTGCTTTTGCGGCTTCGGGTCTTTGGTGTGTAACCACTTTGCCGTTACGCCGGTGTAGGCTCCACGGTCAGCAATCGCAAAATGATGACGGTCGCCGTCGCTGCGGGTGATGGTGACCTGCTGGATTTTTTTACCGCTGGCCGTCACCCCCTGCCCCGCTTTGAGAAACAACAATTTTCCCATTTTTACCGACACCTCACCGCCGTTGCGTTCTGCAAGACGGGTCAGGAATTTCGCATCAGACTCCTGCGACTGGTCGATGTGCGGGATTTTAATTCCGGCCAGTGACGGAGCGACACTGGCTTCCAGCCTGTTACGGGAGGCTATCGCCTCAACAATCGCACCGAGCGTGGTGTCATGCCAGGAGCCTTCACGGCGGGAATTGAGCGTCCCGCGGAAATCTGCACTCCGGGCGCGGATGGTGACCACATCCGGCGCGCCCCGGTGTTCAACCTCATCAACGGTGAATTTCCCTTTGCATACCAGGGCAAAACCTTTCCAGCCGATATACACCGTCAGGACAGCGCCACGAACCGGCAGCCCGACCTGCCCGTCGGCATCGTTCAGTTCAATATCAAGCTGGTCAGCCTCAAAGCCCCGGTTATCCGTCAGGGTCATGCTCATCAGACGGTCACTGATATTGCCGGTAATATCCCTGCTGTCGAGCATCAGCATGTAATCCGGCGTCAGCGTACTGCCTGCATCAAATGTCAGTGCATCCAGCATTATCCCGCCCCCGTCATACCTGTGAATTTAGTCGCCATACTGCCAGCCTTACCGATGAGCGATTCCGCCTGTTTACCGATATCGCCATAAAGCGCGGCCAGTGATTCGTCAACGCGGGTGAGCGACAGCGTAAAATCAATTTTTCGGGGTGTGCCGTCTGCAAAGAAAATACTCCCTGTTTCACTCACCCTGCTGATGACATACATGCCGTAAATCATGCCGGTACCATCCAGCAACGGCCACGCCCGACCTTCCTCTGCCATCAGCCTGAGCGTGGTCATCGTCAGCTTGCCGCCGGTCAGTTCGGGATAAAGCACACCGGCCAGCGTCATGTTTTCCTCGCCAACGCCGAGAAACTGGTAGGCATCCCGTTTACCGATACGGGAATTTGACGGCCAGCGATAATCTGATTCACGCTGCATGGTCTGGTGTGGCAGCGTCTGGCGCATAAAAACAAACATACCTAACGCGAGCATCATTTTTCGTCACCTCCTTAACCGTCATGCATCATGCTGGCACGGGAGCGCGCACGTTTATCCCGCTCGTATTTTTCGAGCGCATCCTGTAACTGGCGGTCAAGCTGTGTCCCCGGCGCAGTACCACCCGTCAGGCTGATGTGATATTCGTTTTTACTCTGGTCCACATAAGAGCGGCCAGCCGGTGCCGTGACCGGCTGATAAGTCTGATAGCCTGCATAAGAGCTGGTCGCCGGAATATAACCACCGGTGCCATACGTGGCGGCATGAGTTCTGGCGGCGGTCTGGTCAAGTGTGTCTGACTCTTTGTTGATAACACCGAGTTTTTCCAGTACCCAGTCAATACCGCTGCGCAGTTTGTTGAACGCATTAAGCGGCAGCATCAGCGCGTCAGCCAGTGCCTGCCCGAACATGACCCCCGTGTCACGGCAACTGTTCAGGGTGTCCTGAGTGGCTTTGACCGGGGCAATCAGGTTTTTAAACCACTGCCACGCGGCCTGTAACTTTTCACCCAGCCAGTCAAACACCGGCTTAAGTGGCGTGAACAGTTCCCCCACCGGCGCAAATGCCACTTTCAGCCCTTCAACCACACCGCCAAAGAATGCGCTGACAGGCTCCCAGTATTTACGGATAAGCAACGCCCCGGCGACAATTGCGGCCACCACGGCCACAACCGGCCAGCTAATAGCCCCGATGGCGGTCATAACAGCACTGCCAACCGTCGTGAAGACTGCCCCCATTGCGCCTGCTGCCGCGATGATGGCATTGATGCCGGTGATAACCGGCCAGGCTGCGAGGCCAATGGCACCGATGACACCAATCAGCGCCAGCGCGCCACCGGCAATGATGCCGATGGTTGACACCAGTGATTTGTTTTTCTGGATCCAGCCGTCGAGTTTTAACACATACTTTGTGGCCGTCTGCGTGAGCTTACGCAGCGCGCCTTCCTGCTGGTCAAACAGGTCAGTCCCCACCGCCTCATAAGCGGACTGAAACTCTTTAAAGTCACCGCCTAGGTTGTCCTGCATGATATTTACCAGCTCGGCGGTCTTCCCGTCTGAGGCTTTAAACGCAGCGGTCAGTTTGTCCAGCTTTCCGGTTGAGGCGGCAGTCATCAGCACGGCGGCGGCTGAGCTGGCCTCCTCCCCGAAAATAGTTTTCATGTATTCAGCCTGCTGGGCAGTACCGAGCCGGTTTTTCTCAAAACTGGCCTGCATTTCTTTCAGAATGGTAAATATTGGCCGGGTGTTTCCCTTGCTGTCTGAGGTTTTCACTCCAAGCTCTTTGAGTGCATCCCATGCTTTTCCCGTCGGTGCCTGCAGGCGGCTTAACACGGCACGGCTTCCCGTCCCCGCCATTGAGCCTGTGATTTTTGCATCATGCAGCGCCCCGACCATTGCGGCGGTTTCTTCAATGCTGACACCGGCATTTTTTGCCACAGGTGCGGCATAGGTCAGCGCATCGCTCATGCCGTCAAAATCGGCGGCGGTTTTGTTCATCGTCATGGAGAGAACATCCCCGATATGAGCGACCTTATCGTTTGAAAGCTGAAAGGCGGATTTCATCCCCATCAGCAGGGCGGCGTTTTCTTCCATCGTGCGGCGGTTCGCCAGCGCCATATTCAGCGTGACCGGCGTTGCCGCCTGAATGGCATCAACATCCCCACCCGCTTTCGCGATGATTATCTGTGCACCGGCCGCATCATCCGCCGAGGCGGCGGTATTGTCGCCGAGCTGGCGCGCCTGTTTGCGTAGTGCGGTCATTTCGGCGGAGTCTTTTGCCACTCCGAGCACGGCCTGCAATTCTGAGTTTTTCTGCGCAAACTCATAACCGGGCATCAGCAGCTTAACTCCGGCCATCGTTCCCGCCGCCGCAATCCCCACACCGGCAGCGCCCACCGAGGCCATATTTCCGGCCAGTTCCTTTCCGGCCTGATAACGCTGTTTTACTGCGTTAAGTTTTGCCTGTTGCGCACTGACACGCGCCAGCGCATCACGCTGACGGTTAAGCTGTGCGGTGGTTTCACTGATACGGTTTTTCAGTCCCTGCTCATCATGTGCAAGATTGCGGGTATTAATTCCCACAGCGGCCAGTTCCCGCTGCTGGCGTTTAAGGGAATCTGTCAGGCGGTTATATTTCGCCTGTAAGTCCTCCGCCGCACGCTTTGCGGATTCCAGCACTTTCGCCTGAGCACGGGTCGGACGTTCAGTGTTTTTAAACTGTGTGGCAAGGGCTTCGGCCTCCTGCCGTGCCTTTTCAAGTGCATGACCAGTCACGGCGAGCTGTGCGCTGGTCTTGCGAAATCCCTCAATACGGGATGCGTGACCGTTCAGCTCGCGCAGTGATTTTTGTGTTTCCCGGATATCCCCCGACAGCGACTTGCTCGCTGTGCGGATGGATTTAAACGGGCGGGATGCCTGGTCAACAGCCCTGAGCAATACCTGTAATTTTACATTGTTACTCATTCGTGTTTCCGCTTCGCCGGAGCGCCTTTTCGCGCCATGTGATGAGTTCGGTCAGGCTCATGGGATATAGTTCTGATGGCGGCCAGTGAAATATCACTGCCACATCCGCCATCAGGTCATCGACCGACAGATTTTTCGGGAACGTTACTGCACCGAGTTCGGCGACAAAAAACCGACCACCTTACCGGCAAGCGCCACAAGGTCAGGCAGTTCCAGCGCGGCGACTTCCTGCTCGGTCAGCATCGGTGCCGTCATGCGCGGCAGCACCTTAATCAGTGCATCGACTTCGGAGTTTGCGACCGCAGCCAGACTGACACCGCGCAGCGTCCCGGCATTGGGTTTCATCAGCGTGACCTGTTCGATAACCTGCTCACCACGCTTGACCGGATTGTCCAGGGTAATCACATTTTCTTTGTTCATGGTTTTCTCACTTCTGAATCAGGGTTAACCGGTCAGCCAGGCTGACCGGATGAAAATCACAGGCCGATATTGCGGCGGTGTTGCTCCAGCCGGTCGACGCCGTTCACCTTCTCAATCATGTTGATGGTGTCGATTTCGACCAGCTCCTTACCGTCCATCGTCAGCCGGAAATAGGTGCAGACCACGGAGATTTTCGACTCGGTGTCTTCTCCCTGTTTACCCTCTCCGGTGTCGATTTCTTTCTGACGTCCACGCATGACCACTTCGACGGCCACCGTTTCGCCGGTATCGTCACGCTGGTAAGAGCCTGCAAAACGAATCGGCACGGCATCCACGCCGGTTGCGGCGTAAAGCTCCCAGATAACCGAATCCGGGAAGCCCCCGAGCGACCACTCCATTGACAGCGCATCGTCATCAAGGCCGAGGTCTACCGGTGCGCTGCCGTTCATCCCCGCACCGCGATAGTTTTCGAGCTTACGGGTCAGTTTTGGCAGCGTGACGGACTTTGCAACGCCCTGATAGCTGTAGCCGTTCAGAAAGACGTTCATTAACTTGAGTTTGCGCGGCATTGCCATCGGTCAGGCTCCTTAATTGCTGTTAACCGAGGTGACCAGATTTGCCAGGTATTTATCGGTAATACGCTGGCGCAGGGTCAGGTTTTCGAGAGGAGGCACCGGGGTATAGTCGTAGTCGATATACAGTTTGCCGGCCTTGAGGGTTTCCGCATCGTTGGATTCTTCGCTAAACCAGCAGGTCGCATCCACGATATAGCCGTTTGTTTTCAGCTCACGGAATTTGGCATTGATGCCGTCAACGATGTCGCGAATCAGCGTTGCGGTGATGGGCTTGTCCACCGCCCACATGTGCGCCTCAGCCATCGTGTCGGCCAGCACCTGCGCGGTGCGGGTGTAGTTTTCAAAGAGGAACAGCGGGTCATCAGAGCAGGTACGGTTACCCCAGAAGCGGAAACCGTCACGGCGAATCAGCGTTGTGACACCTGACTCGTTCAGCAGGTCAGCATCGGTGCCGGACTCCTGCAAATCCCAGAATACGGACGCACTGATGCCGGTAACACCGTTTACCCCGACGTTGGACAGCGTTTTATGCCAGCCCTGCTCCTGGTCGATTCTGGCACGCAGACCCAGCGCACGGGCGGTGGCATACGCGGTGGCGGTGGTACTGGTGACCGTATCCCATGCGAGGAAATCCGGCCAGATTACCATCAGCTCACGCTGGCTGAAATTCTGGCGGTAGGCTTTCACCTCGGAAATGGTTTTACAGCCCCATGCGCTGATATACCCGAAAGCGCGCAGCTTCTGGCAGACTGATGCCAGTGCAACAGCCACCTCTTTGGTGTCCAGTCCCGGCACACCGAGAATACGCGGTTTAACACCGGTTACCGACTCTGCCGCCAGCAGGGCTTTCAGTCCGGTATACTGACCGTTTTCGTCAGTGGTGCCGATGATATTGGAAACGGTCTGCGCGAGTTTCGTTTCTTCGTCGTCGCCGGTGCCGTCTTCCACACGCACGACAACGGTGACCGGTTTTGACTGGTCAGCGATGGCCTGCAGCGACGCCGCCAGCGTGCCTTTTTTACCGGCCTTTGCAATTGCGCTCTGCACATTGGTAATCAGCACAGGTTTATTGAGGGGGAAGGTTTCCGCATCCGCATCGCTGGCCGTGCAGACCATGCCGACAATGGCAGTGGATACAGTGGAAATGACGCGGGTGCCGTCGTTAATCTCCAGCACCTGCACGCCGTGATGATAGTCACTCATCCGTTTAACTCCGTGGTTAATGGGTGCAACTATTTTCTGTTGTGCAGAGCATGAGACGCTATTTGACCTGGCTGGTCAGTGGATGAAACAACAGATAAAGAAAAGGCGAGCAATCAGCCCGCCTGCCTTGATTTGTACTCTTTCAGTTTCCAACTGACAAATTACGTAACCAAAACTCTGTCAAATCTGACAGTCTGCTTTGAGCGAAAAACAGGTATTGAGATACATAATAAATCATCTCAATTTTCAACTTTTCTGCCACTTAACATCTTGAGTAGTAAATAGTACAAAACTATCTACTGCCGAAGGGCTCTAGGAAGTATGGTTTCTGCACAATAAGACTTATATCGGCTCACGGGGAGCCAAAAGATATTCATTGCCTAGAATTTGCAGATGAGGTGGTAATCTGTACTGGGGCGGTACTGCAACAGCTATGTATATTTCCACTGCGGTAATCTGTACCAGCAGGTAGAAGCTGTTATACATCACCGCCCCTGTAGTGCTAATCCGGAGATAGCACTACTCTCATCAAGGCTTGTTCTTCCATAAACCGCAATAGGTGTTAGTTTTAGCCTTAATGTAAAATTAACAATTGATTCAGACGCTTATGTAATTTTGTGGTTCTAAATGTATGATGATCGTAACTCATACGCATATAACTATCTATCTCATCCAGACGCATGTTCTTATTTACAGATATATCAGTTTCATACATCATTTTTAATATACATGTAAAGTCATGACCATTGCATATAGAAAAATGATCTGGCGACATTAATTCTAATTTACGCATTTCATTATATAAATTTTTCGCATTAAAATCCTTATCAGTACGACTCCTGCTAAGCACATGATTTATATATTTGGTTTCATCAACTACAACATCTGTCCTGTTAATACTTACAAAATTCCTGTAATTCATTCCTTTGAAATTAAGATTGCTATGTGTAAGATAATTGTACCATTTGAGAAGTCCGATTTTATAGCATGCACAAAGGATGTTCATCTTTACATCCTGACAGAATATATCGGCCAATTCCCCTTGAATTAATTTTCTATCTGTATGTGACATAATGAATTTATCAACCGCACCACCTTTTACTAACATCATTTCAAGGTCATGAGCATCAGTATAAAAAATCCCCTCGTGATTTATTCCGCTTAACTCATCAAAGTCCGCGTCACATACACCATACACAGCATTATTACCTGCACGACGTAATTGACTAACAGCCAATATTACTTCACGTTTTCCATTTTCAGGTGATTCATAAATGATTCTATTATCAAGCCGATATGCATTGAAAAATCGGATATCTGAAATGCCCTCAACCACAATCAATATACAACGTTGATACATTTCATTTCTGAATAAAAGCATCATACTACTCAACCAATCATCTTCGCGAACAGCATTGCGTAATGACATCATTTACTCGTTTCCTTCTGAAAGCTGTTGGCTTTCATTTCTATTTCTAATCATTTCATATAGATCGTATGTTAATTCCCAATTCTTACTAATTACTTGTGGTGAATGAGTAGCAATAATGACCTTTTCATACTTGTTAATCTTTTGTATTTTTTTGAGAGAATCCAAGAAAGTTTGTTGCCAGGCGACATGTAATGATATTTCTGGCTCGTCTATAAGAATTACTTTTTGTGAAACAAAATCGAAAATCAAATTAAAAAGAAGAACTATTTGGTTCTGTTCACCTGATGAAAGCAAATTACGATCAATAACATCGCCATTGTGACTTTTGAAATAAAATCCGTTATCTCTATCAATCATCACTTTTTTAAAAGCTAAAACCTTTTCTTTCAAAATTGATTCAAATAAATCAATTTTTTGATGTAATGTCTGAAACGGTGACAATTTTCCAAGGGCATCTTCAATATATAGATCCAACACACTTAGATATTCATTGCTACTATAAAAACTTGTGCTTTTTTGAGGCATTAGCTCGTTATCAGCCTGAATAAGGCCATAACGCATATAATGTCGACGTTTATCTTGAATACCATTTAAGCGATCTTGAATATTTTCTGATGAAAATCGTTTTGATTGCTCTAAACGCTCAAATAATCGAATAGGAAATGTAGCGTCTAATTTTTGTGATAATGCAGCGGAATCATCTTGTGCATTTTTCATTAAATATTTTAATTTTCTAGCACATAAGTCAATGACTGTTTCATCAACAGCTTTGACTTGTAATCGATCTGCACATATAAAAGATACGTCTTCTTTCGATGTAATATGACTTAACACATCCGAAGATAATGGTTTATCAGTTCGTAATTTTTGTTTTGGTTTAACATCCCCCCTATGCAAGCTTACATAAAATAACTCTTCCATAATAGATTCATCTGTCTGTAACTTGAGTCTTTCTTCCGTTCTGTTTCCTGAGCTATTATCCAGATGATTCAATATTAAACCATCTTTATTGGTGTCATGAGTAATTGAAACAGAGCCACCTTGAAAATCAATTTTAATAAAATCAAAATTAAGTTTACAGAGAGCATTTAATTCATTTGTAAGAATACTATTGATGATTTTAAGAATCATTGTCTTACCATATCCATTTGGACCAGTAAGCATAGTAATTTCATTGTTATCCAAGGGAATTTCATAATCAAGGAGACCAAATAGTTTTTTTACTTTTAAATGTATCAATTTCATATCAACCTCGCAGACGATGAATTATAACCATTTATTACATGGCGCATATGAAATGCAATATATCATTGTCATGAGTTGCATTTCAAACATATGCCCCAACATCAATGCTAAATCCGTGATTAAAATTAATAAACTTCTGGTTTTTGCAAATAATTTCTTGCCCTAATAGTTTGGAAATACCTCTTTTAAATTTATAGTGAATAATATTACGCCCATTTAGTTCTCTCTTTGCAGAACTGAACATGTCGGGAGCTACTGTGTGGAGAAACACTGAAACGATCGTTAGTGAATATTTGCACACTGGTGATAGTACTAAACAGCCCTTTGGTCATGTCCGAAAAATAGTGACTCGTACAACATGATCGATGTGATAGCATTTATGACAGTGAAACATAACAATCACCTTTGAACATTTTCCATACGTGCATTATACCTATTAAATCTAAACAAAACAAATAGATATAAAATATTCATCCGCGTATCTTCATGCTCTCATATACCACATACGGGAGCCTTAACATCAAGTACTAAGCACGTCGTGAAGCTGTTTCCGTTAAGACGACTTTGCACTACTTGACTGATTAGCCATGCCTGCTTGTCTATCACACATTTAAAGTTTTTCATCGCTAACGTAGTTAGTCCATTCCCTTGAATGGCGTTTTACCAGTCTATATATGACAAATATCGTACTTTTTCCACATTCAGTCCAATTCATTCACCGCTCCCGATTCACCTACAACACCCTCTCAACGACGTTCTCTGTACCTGTAATACCGGCGCAAATTGCGTCGAAAATGTCGTTCTGCATCGCATAAACCTTCATCAGATTTGGCCTACAATGCAGCGAATAGTCTGAAATTAAAAACCGATGATGATGGACTGTACTGTTCATGCAAGTCTGGTCGCTCTGTGCCTCATCAAGGAATGAATAATGATCTTGGCGACGTCTACTCTTGGCACAGAGCGGACTGTCAGATTAGTTTTTACTCTGTGCCATAGATGAGTAATCTCACACCAGATCTAATACAATTTATTGCGGCATTTCCGGCCATTCTATATCCGGAGCATCTTCCGGCTGAACGCGATTCAGTAACACACGGTATTTTTTCCAGTGTGTCAGGCTTAACTTTTCTTCCTCGGTAGCCATATCTAAATCGACAGCATCCTGCAGCGTGGCAATGATTTCACCTGCATATGCAATCTGCTCTTTCTTCTGAGACTCCGCCGCTCTGACAAGCGCATCACGCTCTGCATTCTCATCATTCACCCACGCATTTCCGTTCCATTTCTGATAATCCCCCTCCGGGGAAATGGCTGTCACGTCTGGAGGTAATGCGCCAAGTTCAGAAATATAAATGGCTGCTCCCGTTTTCGTTTCGTAGACAGTCTTTCCGCGATGATCTTCCATCAACTCCCATTTCATTTCATCTGCATTGAAAACGGCTGCATAACCAGCAGGAATATCAGGTGGTGCAATATCTGTACTGTTTGCAGGCAGGCCAGTATACGGCGGAATATATGCATCACTTTCGCCAATAAACTCATTGGTTCCATCAAGTAAATTGAAAACGCGGATAGTTTGTGCTTCTGCACTCATTCTGAAAGCCATTATGCAAGCCTCACAATATAGTTAAATGCGATGTTTTTGACGGTGTTTTCGGTATTACCAGTAGCATTTACGGTAATGGAATGCCCGTGTGAGCCAATAGCAACAGTGTGTGAATGTGCACCAATACCAACAGTATGGTTATGTGCTCCAATGTCGACTGTATGTGCATGATTGCCTGATGAACTTGTAGTCGTAGCACCTTTATCACTTCGCGGAACACCATAATCTGCACCGCCTGATTGCACGCTCACAGCAAAACCGACGGTATGTGTATGATTGCCAGAAGTATTGGTTGATTTTGTGCCGTGGTTAAACGTACTGACTGTTTTTGTCCCGTAATCAAATGAACTGGTCGTTTTCGTTCCTAAGTCCGTATTTGACGCACTGGCGCTGTGAGTATGCGATTTAATCCCGTCCTGTTCCTGTGACAATACGGCACGCCCACTGGCGGGGTTGCCCTTGATTGTCCAGCCGCGCATATCAGGAATAACACCAGAAGGATAGGCAATAGCCAGTTTCGGATATGCAGCCTTATCAAACGTCTGCCCCTGCATGATCGCATAGCCTGCAGGTGGTGTATCTGATGGCCACGGCAGCGGAACACCTGGCGGAAACGCTTCAATATCTTTCGTCCCGTCAAAGGTTACGCCGTTAATTGTCCTTGCCGTTTTCAGCTTTGTTGCTGTAGCAGCATTGCCGGACAGTTCGCCTGAAAGACCGGCGCTGAAGGTTTGTTTCGCCGCCCATGTCTGGGCTTCGTCAATAATTGGCACACGTCTTGTGGTGATCGTGCGACTTCCCGGATTTCCTGAAATACGCACCATAAAAAAGCGGTAGTTCGCTTTACTTACAGTGCTGCGCCATACATGCATTGAGCGCCCCGCACCGGAATCATCACTCGGACCAACTGAGATGTTTATCAGGTTGCCATCAATGACGCCCCAGTCCATACCTTCGGGAATGTTGGTCATGTTATCAAGCCGAACGGTTATCAGACTGCCCGGCACAAAGTCGTAGGTCTGCCAGTCCAGGCTGGAGAGTTTTGCCACTGCACCGCCGATACCCAGATTCAGGGGAAGTGAATACGAGGTGTAGACTTCCCGCCATTCGCTCCACGAGCTGCCGGTATAGACGCGCTCAAACGTGCGACCTTTAAGGGTTGCACCTGTTCCGGCAGTTGTATAACGCTGCCATACGTTAACACCATCAAAGCGCCTCAACACTTCCAGAATCCCGAGGACTGTCACGCCGTTTCCGTCCAGTATTGGACCGTTGGTCGCTTTACCTGTAACGCTGTAAATACCTGGTGAAGTCACCTCATTCAAATCCCCGTCGTAATAACGACTCTCTGACTGATGACCGACTCTTAACCACGGTTCCCACTGTGGATTTGATGCATCCCAGCTTGCCGCAAGGCAGCGGACATACATATTTCCACGGCGAGTGGTATAACGTTGCGTTCTTCCATAATTCCCGCCTTCGAGGATCTCAAGCATCCCCTGAGCAAAGCCGCCTTCCTCTGGATAATTGCGTTCATATGAAGCTATAGCCGAGCTACTGTTACGCCATAAACCAAGATGCTCGGCGGCTCCAAGCGTATTCAGGTCTATAGTCGTACTCAAAGGGCGGGTAGCAGATTGAGTGTGACGCCATACGCCCCACGGACCATCAGTGCCATTCCACTTATTGGCGAGTTTACGCATGTAAACATTGCCGTCTCTCGTGGTAAAGCGTTGCGTACCTGCAAAATTGCCGGCAGCAAAAACCTCAAGCACACCGACAGCATTATCTTCCGGGAAATTTTTCTCCAGTGTTGCGTTAGTTGAGGTAGCTTTAGACCAGATCCCCAGATAAGCCTTAACGGGACCAAATGTATTCAGGTCGGCATCAACCGGCATTTCGCCATTGTTTTTCATAAACGTCAGACTGGTAACGCCAACATTGTCCAGAAAAGCTGATTTATCCTGGATATCTGCACCATTCTGATTTTTCGCCAGACGTGAATTTGCGTTGTCATTTGCTGCCTTGACCGCTTTTGACGTTGCCGCCAATGACTCACTGGTGCTGTTTGTTGCACTGCTTAACTGAGTAAAACCTTTTTCTGTCAGCGTGGCGTCAGGATGGCGGCGGGACTGCTCATGTTCTGCGATTTTGTCATCGACGTAATCCTGCGTCGCCATCACTGTGCTGGCATCAATACTCAGCTCAACGGACGCCACGTTACTGACAATAATAACCATGCGGCAGGTCTGCGCACGCCCGGAGCCTTCAGCGAGTTCAGGCTTATAGCTTTCTGCCATGTTGGCGACCGCAATCAGTGTTCCGGCATCGTCATACAGACCAAGCTCACGCATCCAGAAGCCGCCCACTTCGGGCGGTACAACCAGTTCAGCCACGATATAGTTTTTATTCTTATTATCCACGCTGACTTTATTCAGAGCGTGACGCCAGACCTCATGCACCAGTTTCGTCTGACCGGCATCCGGCACCGGCAATTTGCCATTACCGTCACCCACGGCCATTGCAGACAGGTTTACTTTTTTCCCGCCGGGGACAGTGGCGGCTGCCAGCTTCGCGGCTCCGGCAGTAGTGATAACGGTTTTAAATTTCGTGCTCATTGTTTCTCACTTATCCGGGATAAACAGTAATAACATCACCATCACAGACCACACCGCCTGTATACAGATAGCCGGGAATGTCCTGGATAATGTTCAGGCCGATAAGGTGGCGACTTGCGGGTTTGGCATCGGCAATCAGCCGTTCCATTTCCAGATACATTTCCTCTGTGATACCGCTTTCCAGCACACCGATATCAAGACGAAAGGTTCCGGCCGGGTCGTTTGTCTCCCACCATTCCTTTACGTTAATGAGATAGCCGAGCGGCTCCACCACACGCCGGATTGCGCCGACAGTGCCTTTATGACAGTGGATGAAATAGGCATCGCGGATAACGGCGCGTTTTGTCGCTTCCGGCCACTTTTCATCCCACCTGTCGACCGAAAACGCCCACGCCAGCCACGGCAGCAGATTTGCCGGGCAGGTGTCCGGGTTCCACAGCTCACGAATACTGACCGGCGTTTTTTCAATTTCCGCACAGGCTTTTGCGGCGGCGACCTCAAGCGGTGATGAGCCGGTCGGCAGCAGGCGCGAATCACTCATCCGAGCCTCCGGTCACGACGCGGTATTCGGTACAGAAAGACGCCTGCGTATTGTTGAGCACGATGTCGGCCAGCGGTGCAGCCAGTTCGACACGCTGCACGCCTTCCACATGCAAAGCGGCATAAATGGCAGACAGACGGATGTCGCGCCCCAGCCGGTGCTGTGCCGTGATATACGCTTCCAGTTTTTTCACGGCGGCAGCGCGGATGGGTTCGCTTTCGGGACCAGGGTAAAGGTAAAGCGTGGCGTTTATCTGGTATTCAACAATGGCGGCAGACTGCACGGTCACGCGGTCGGCCACCGGCCTGACGTCCTCGCCATTCAGGGCGTTACGCACCACCGCCAGCAGGTCTTCGGATGCGACGCCGTTATTTTCACGTGACAGCACAGAGATGGTGACGCAGGCCGGAGAAGGACTGGTGACAGAGATATCCGCGACACGCCCGTCGGCACTGCGACCATGATACTGATAGGCTCCCACCGACCCGGCGACGCTTAAACCTTCAAACGCCTGCTGAATACGCAGACGATAATCGGTGTCAGATTCCATCACTGCCGGTGTCGGCGGGATGGTCGAATCATCTGCCGGGGTGATAATCAGGCGCGTGGTGTTGTAATTGGCACCAATCACATCAAGGTCGTTACCGGCGGCACAGGCCAGCATCACCGCCCGTGCGGCCTCATTCACACGCTGACGCCAGATAAGCTCACGATAAGCATTTTCCTCCAGCAGTTTGACGAGAGGCTCGGATTCCAGCGTCAGGGTACGGGCGACCGCCTCCTGCTGGTCTTCCGGGTAAAGGGAAATCAGTGTCGCCTTGCGTTCAGCGAGAATGGTTTCAAAGTCCAGCTCCTCGACCACATCCGGTGCGGGTAGCTGGTTCAGGTCGATAATCGGCATGGTTTCAACTCACAGGGATGGTTAACGAAAGTGGCTGGCCGGTGTCGTTGTGCTGGCCGGTTAGCGTAACTGTCATTCGCCCGTCAAAGCTGCGCGCCGTGGTGACGGATGACAGGGTGACGCGGGGTTCCCATTTCAGCACCGCCATGTAACAGGCGACCTTAATCTGCAACTCAAGCGCCGGGGTCTGCGGCTGGTCAATCATTGATGCCAGCAATGAGCCGTAATCACGACGCATCACCCGTGAGCCGACCGGCGTGCGCAGGATATCGCCGATACTCTGGCTGATATGCTCAAGGTCAGTGACAGTCAGGCCATCACTGCGATTCATTCCGAGATAACGTGCTGTCATAGAGGACTCCCGGTTGTGCCGCCGCTGTCGCCGGGGTGTTTATGGGTATGCAGTACCTTACCGTTTGATGAGAGTTCACCGCCGGTGTGTTCAATGTTGCCGCGCATCGTCCCGCCCTTCTGCACTTCCAGCGTGCCGGTAGTCAGCTTGTTTGTGCAGACCACCTCCGGCGTGTCCAGGGTGACACGGGTTGACGCTTTCACCGTGACCACCGGTACCGTGGCAGTAACAGAATCAGAAGCCGTCACGCTGGCCGTTTTAATTCCGCTTACCGTGAGTGCACTGGTTTCGGGTTCATACTCAATCACCGCCCCGTCAGAGAAACGGATATGCAGGGCATCAGCCGACGCAGACGGCGCAGGGTTATCGCCGGAATAAATCCCCGGCAGAACGAACGCCGTGTCGAGTTCACCGCCCACGGCCAGAATCAGCACCTGTTCCCCCACGGAAGGTGCCCACCATGTGCGCGAACGACCGGCGCGCTGGGTCAGCCACTGCAGCCAGTCGGTGCACATGCCGCCGGTCTGCACACGGCAGCGACCGGCGTTAAGGTCGGTTTCGACGACAAGGCCGGTGCGGATCATGTTGCGCAGTGCGCGCGCGAGTTCCTGAATATTTGCGAGAGTGTTCATAACGGGAAGGATGCCGCCGGGTCATACCGGCGGCAATGTGACGATGAGGTGTCGGGAATGGCACAACTAACGGTCGAGGTGAGCCAGGATAATCTCTTCAATCATCTGCACATCCTCACCGGTAAAGCCGAGCAGAGGACGCGCCGGATAATCAATTTTCTTACCGTCTTTCCGGGTTTCTTCCGACAGACCGAACTGATGCACACTGGCGATTTTCGGCGACTTCCCGCCGTAAAATTCCATTGATGCCTGCTCCGGGCTGGCGCGGATATGCAAAAAACGACTGGTGATAAGTTTCGCAAACATTTTTCGCTTAACGCGACCGGTCTTTTTTCTGGCGCTCTGCTGCTGGCGTGGCGCATAGGGTGTGCCGTCCGGGGCTTTCTGTGTCATCACCCGACGCTGCTGACTCTGCCGCAGGCGTTTCGCCAGTTCGGCACTCAGTCGCCGACGCCCTGACGGTGACAGCGACTCAATAAGTCCGGTCAGCCGGTCTTCAAAACGCTTAAACTCATTCATCCCACTTGCTCACCAGTTCGCCATTGATATACAGCTCCATCGGGCGGGTAACCGGCTCCGGCGGCGGAGGTTCCGGGATATTCTTCACATGCAGCGCGCCGTCCACCTCACTGACCAGCGTGCGCTCGGTCAGCATCAGGCTGATGCTGATATCAAAGCTGCTGTCATTGTTGATGTCTGCATAAAACGTGAAGCCCTTTTTCTGGCCTGCGTCGGTGGTCATGATGTCGGGCTGATTTTCCCGCAGCCACGCCAGCACCGGCACGATGAGCAGGTCAAAATCACCGGTAAAGTCGGTCACAATGACATTGAGCGTGTAACGCTTTTCGAATGACAACGACGCCGCCAGTGTGGAGGCAATACTCCCGTTATCCACGAATATCCGCAGCATATCGGGGTTAGTTTTCAGCACCGTGACGGCATCAGTCAGCGCCCTGCGCAGGCTGTCGGGTTTGAGCATCGTTTTCGTCCTGACAGTGTTTAATCATTTTTACCTGGCTGGCACAGCGTGCCAGCGCGTTCTCAAGTTGCCGGATATCGGCACTTAAATCGCCGTTCGTCTCCGGGTCACTGCCCGGTATCGGGCAAAGACTCACTTTCGGGCAGGCGTTGTGGACAATCACTGGCGTCGGTGCAGGCGGGGCGCTGGTGCAACCGGCGCACAGCATCAGGCAGGTCAGCACCGTACCAGCGGCGAAAATCTTCGTTTTCATTAAGTAACCTCGTGATGGTTTTCTCGCGCTGTGCTTCACGCTTCGCGGCGTTCTCCAGTTCCTGACGCAGTGCCACCTGCGCCAGCTCGTTTTTGTCTGCCCTGGTGAGGGCAACATGAAGCTGATTTTTCAGCATGGTGATGGTCGCCTGCTGCCCACTGGCGACGTTGTTCGCCCTGTCCAGCGAGGCGCGCAGGCTGGCGTTTTCATGCTTCACCAGAAACAGCGCCGCCACCGCCAGTGATAACAACACAACCAGCACAATCATCAGCTTTGACATAATTCCCGCCCCTCAAGACGCTGACGACAGGCTTTACGTATCAGCCGGAAAAACAGCGATGCCACGAGATAAATCAGCGCGGTAAAAATCCACCCGGCGGCAACCAGCGAGATAAACGTCGCCACCATCACCACCAGAGCTGCTGCCCGTCTGTGCCACGGCACCGGCTGCAAAAACAGCGACGTGACAATCTTCACGGCCAGCGATTCCGGCGGCAGCCCCCGCCCGTAGCGTTCCAGTACATACTCTGTGGCATACACGCCGACACCGCCGGCAACCACACAGATAACCGTCGCCAGAATCGCCCAGGCGGCGACAAAATTGACGGCCACGCTCTGCGGGTAAATCAGGGACAGTGCCAGCATCAGCGCCAGCGACACGTTCAGCATCAGTGAAAGGGATAATTTCTTCATGGTGTTTACTCCGTTTAAGCCGGTACGCCGCCAGCGGTACGCCAGACGGTGACCAGTTTTTCCAGTGAATGCTCACGCTGACCGTAACCGGCTCCCGGCAGGGACGCCCAGATATTGCGACAGCGTGAAATGGCGCGCTCAATGCGTCCCGCCCGGATGTCATCCAGTGCACCGCGTTCGCGGATCAACTGAATGGCGAGTCTGTCCTGTGACAACGGACTGAAATCCGGCAGGGCAAGCTGTTTGCGGTAATGCGGCCAGAACAGGTAAAGCTGCTGATAGCGACCGGAGGCCGTGGATTTTTCACCACGACGGTTAAACACCTTCGCCGGTCGGCCATGCGCGAACGGGTGGTCACTGTAGTCGGTGAAAATTTCCGGCTTTCCGTCCACTCCGGTGACTATCACGTCATAGCCCCGGTTTTTCGTCAGCGGATGGTTCGCCGTCCCTTCGGACACAGCCAGCATGTCGAGAAAGGCCGCGATATTCTGATGCGTGTTAATTACCGGCATTACGGTTTCCCCCTGCCCTTAAAACGGCGCTGAATGGCAATCTCAATCACCTGATAACCGGCGATACCCAGCATGGAGCCGATGCCGCACACCGCAGGCAGTGACAGGTCAGGAAACTGCACCAGAACAACACCGGCAACCATCGAGACAAAACCACCGAGCAACATGCGCCCGATAAACAGACGCGGGGTGATGGGTTCACCACCGGCAAGCACCTTGCCGACAACAATCAGCACCCCAATCATGAAAAGCGACAGGACGCTTTTTTCTTCTGCTGTCATGCGTTACTCCCACAGATTGACAGTTTCAGCCACGGGCGCGGTCTGAACGTCGGGCAGTTCGACGGCGGTGCCGTGCGGCAGCACCGCACCCAGTTCAGCCAGTCCCGGATTTGCGGCGAGCACAGTCTCGACCACGCCCTCAGTGCGCCCGTAATACCGGACACAAATGGCGTCGAGCGTGTCGCCCTGTAGCGCAAAGGTCTTCATCAGATTTGACTCACGATGCAGCGTGGCTTGTCCTGGATGCGCGCCACTGCCCAGCGCATATCCCGCCACAGTTCATCAATGGTGCTGTCAATGCTGTCGGCCTTCTTGTCGCCTTTCGCACTGGCATCCACGCCGCGATAACGCTCATAAAGCGACGCGGTCGCCATCGCACACACGGCGCGCTCGTAGTAAAAAACTTTGATACTTTCACCGTCGATGTCGTCCGCCGGAACGTCCGCCAGACGCGTAAAACCGGCGGCAATTTTCTGTTCGCGGTACTCGTACAGCTCCGCATTTGTTTCCGCCATGCCTGACTTGATGGCCTCACGCAGACGGGCGGGGGCGACGGTCTGCTCAAGGCGCATACGTTCCCGGACGCGCTTCGGGTCGATATCGGGAAAAAAGAACGTGTTTTTAATCACCGGCTCGTCGCCTGCCGGTTGCGGGATGACCACCGTACCCTCACCGGACACGGGAGCCTCCTTTCGCGGAATAATCAGCGTCATCATGACTACCTCTGAAAAGTCGGGCGGTGGACGCCGGTGCAGTGTCAGGTGATTCACCCTCACTGACCGGCGTGCCGCCCTGGCGCGGGGCGCATTCGGTTGTTAACTGGCTTTCTTTTTCGGGCGTCCACGTTTTGCCGGTGTCACGCTCCGGGTCTTACGCGGGGTACGGGTGGCCGCTTTTGGCTGCGGCTCCGGCTTCGGTTTCAGCTCCCGCTCCAGTCGTTCAATCTCTTTTTTGACGCCTGCCTGACAGTCGAGCTGTGTCGCACGTTGCAGATGCGCCAGCGCCCCTGCGGCATCACCAGCGTCACGCAGAAACAGACCGGTGATTTTGTGCAGCTTTGCGCGCACTTCATCAGGCATGTCAGCTGTGGCGGTCAGTTCAAGGGTGTCCGTCAGCAGGCGGGGATCCACAGACTCACCGGCAGCGTGGGCGCGCATGGCCGCGAGCGCGACCTCCTCGGTGAACATGTACGGCGGGGTACGGCGGTGTTTACCCGGCATGGTCAGACCGTACTTCAGGGCATAACGGGCAATCTCCAGCGCACCGGCAATATCGCCGGTATCCAGACGCCACAGCATGACCGTCATCAGAATGTCATCCTGTGCGCCTTTGCCCTGCTCCAGCACGCCGTTCACCCACGGCAACCAGAACGGCAGCAGTTCGCGCTTTTTCGCGGCCTTCAGCTCTTTTGAATAAATCGCTTTCAGTGTGCGCTGGTCTGCGGCCAGCTTGACCAGCATCTGCTCATAGACAGTTGCATGTCGCAGCGGGGCGGCTTCCCGCTGCGCGGTCATCGCTGCCGAGACCCGCATCATGTGGCGCTGTGCGGGACTCGTCATCGGTTACGCTCCCGGCTCTGCGGTCGCCTTAGCCGGTGTGGAGAAGTCACCGACCTTAATTTTTTCCACCAGACAACCGGCGGCGTAGTCTTCCACCACGTAATCAATGTTCATTGACTCGTAGTTCTCCACGCGATCAAGTTTCGGGTTTTCCTCAATCACGCGGCGATGGCTGTCATCCATGTAGTAGATGGACAGGTTTTCCAGCTTCGTGATGAGCATCGCATCCGCCGGGAAGTACGGAACACGTACCGCCGGCAGATTACCGATGCGTTTCTGGCTGATGATGACGTCAGCGGCCAGCATTTCGCTGTTGTCCTGCTCCTTGTTGACGATGGGGAAATACTTGTCTGCCAGTAGCTGACGTCCCACAATCACCACAAGGTCAGGGTCTTCCTGATACCACGGCTCAATCAGGTTGTTGGTCGCATCCATCACCAGTGCATCAAGGCTGGCATAATCACCGCCCTTGCCCACGCGGATAACCTCAGAGGTGGTGTGGCCTTCCTCGTCAGTGACCTTGCTCATCACGCGCGCCGGGGCTTCATTGCGGTATTTCTGCAGCCAGCCGACCGCCACATCCTGCAACATCGGATTGCTGCTGCGGTCAGAGGTTTCGGCACGCTTCACGCCGTTAAAACCGGCCATGATTAAATCAAGGGACTGGCGTTTGATAATGGCGTTACGGACACGGAGCTGGAAATCCTGATAACGCGCCCACAGGTCAAGCGTTTTGTAGCGGATATAAAAATCGAAGTTAATCTGGTCGCATTCGTACTTGTTTGACGCCAGCTTCGAGAAGTCCTTCGGCTGACGCTCGGTGCCACCGGCGGTGTCGGTGGTGCTGGCGATGGAGCCGGTGACACCAATACCAATTTTTTCCCCTTTCATTTCGCTGACCGGCACAATGTTGATGCGGGTCAGAAAGTCAGAGGACTCCTGCATGGTGTTCATCAGGGTCTGGGTGACCGACGGTTCAACGGTGAATTTTTTCGACACATCACCGGCGTCGATGCCGTTCAGTTCGGCAACACGGGACAGGTAGGCATTAAATTTAAAGCGGGTTTCCTGGCGCATAGTTTTTCCTGAAATTAAGGGTTAATCGTGAAGGTTTTCCCGGACTGACTGACGACGGTCAGCAGTTCGTCATCAGGGCATCACCGCCACCGCCGGTGGCCTTGCTGCGGCGCTGCTGGGTCAGACTTTCGGTGTGGTCGAGACTGTTTTTCAGGCGGCTGAATGCCTGGCTGGTTTCATCCGCCCTGTCAGTCACCTCCTGCTTAAGTGCGGAAAAGGCGTTTTCCATCTCAGCGAGGCGCTGCTCAGTGGCGCTCAGTTTTTCCTGCACATGTTCAGCAACAGCGGTCACCGCTTCATGCACGTCATTCAGACGGGCGTCATCGCTGGCCTGTTTGCGGCCAAAAATGGATTTCACCTTTTCGGTCAGGGCGGTGAACACGGTTTCAGGCAGGTCTTCAAATTCCAGCTCAACGGGCGTTGCCACTGAAATCAGATTTTCAGGGCTTAATTTGAAGCGGTTCAGAGGGTTGTGTTTTGCCGTGCGGCAGAATTCCAGATATTCCGTGCCGAGGCTTGCCGGGTCATCGGTGACGGCCAGCCCCACCAGATAACATTTGCCGGTGTTGGCAAAGTTCGGCTGAATTTCCATTGAGGTGTAGACCTTCTGCGCGGCCTTGTTCATCGCGATAAGGTCATCGGTCGGGGTGATTTTCGCAAACAGCGCCCATTTGCCTTTCAGCGCCGAATCATCGTCAATCTTTTCGGCCTTCAGTTCGACCACATCGCCATAACGCTTAAAAATACCGTCAGGCAGGATGCCGCGCAGATGTTCCAGGTTAATGCGGCAACCATAGACGCGCGGGTCAAAGGTTTCGGCCATTTCCTGAATATCCTGCGCACTGATGACACGCCCGTCACAGGTGTCACCCTCAACGCCGATACGAAAGAATTTTGAGACTTTTTTTGCCATTGTCAGGAGTCCTGAATAGTGATTAGAGGAGTCACATGTCGGCATCAGTTTCCCGACGATGCGCATCCTCCGCCATCAGTCCCGGATGGCTTATCACTGACACAACAGCACCTTAGCGAATCGCAGGGCGCGACTCAGTAGCCTTGCCGTGTATTCATCACGGCGAGGTATTCATGACCATCACCACAGACACCACTCTTTTACACGACCCGCGTCGTCAGGCGGCGCTGCTGTACTGGCAGGGGTTTTCCGTGCCGCAGATTGCCGCCATGTTGCAGATGAAACGCCCGACGGTGCAGAGCTGGAAACAGCGCGACGGCTGGGACAGCGTTGCCCCCATCAGCCGTGTCGAAATGAGTCTGGAAGCGCGGCTGACCCAGCTCATCATCAAACCGCAGAAAACCGGCGGTGACTTCAAGGAAATTGACCTGCTGGGACGCCAGATTGAACGACTGGCACGGGTAAACCGCTACAGCCAGACCGGCAACGAGGCAGACCTTAATCCGAACGTCGCTAACCGCAACAAAGGCGGGCGTCGCAAACCGAAAAAGAATTTTTTCAGTGACGAGGCTATCGAAAAGCTGGAGCAGATTTTCTTTGAGCAGTCTTTCGACTATCAGTTGCACTGGTATCGCGCCGGGCTTGAGCACCGCATCCGCGATATCCTGAAATCCCGCCAGATTGGCGCAACGTTTTATTTCTCCCGCGAGGCGCTGCTGCGTGCCCTGAAAACCGGTCATAACCAGATTTTTCTGTCGGCCAGTAAAACGCAGGCGTATGTGTTCCGTGAATACATCATCGCCTTTGCCCGTCTGGTTGACGTTGACCTGACCGGTGACCCGATTGTCCTGGGCAATAACGGCGCAAAACTGATTTTTCTCGGCACCAACTCCAACACCGCACAGAGCCATAACGGCGACCTGTACGTCGACGAGATTTTCTGGATCCCGAATTTTCAGGTGCTGCGTAAGGTGGCATCTGGTATGGCCTCACAGAGTCACCTGCGCTCGACCTATTTCTCCACCCCGTCCACGCTGGCGCACGACGCCTACCCGTTCTGGTCGGGTGAACTGTTTAACCGGGGACGCGCCAGCGCCGCTGAACGCGTGGAAATCGACGTCAGTCATAACGCCCTTGCCGGTGGGCTTCTCTGTGCGGACGGCCAGTGGCGGCAGATTGTCACCATTGAGGACGCCCTGAAAGGCGGCTGCACGCTCTTCGACATTGAGCAGCTTAAACGCGAAAACAGCGCCGACGATTTTAAAAACCTGTTCATGTGTGAATTTGTTGACGACAAGGCGTCGGTGTTCCCGTTCGAGGAGCTGCAACGCTGCATGGTCGACACGCTGGAAGAATGGGAAGACTATGCGCCGTTTGCCGCCAATCCGTTCGGCTCCCGCCCGGTATGGATTGGTTACGACCCGTCACACCGTGGCGACAGCGCCGGATGCGTGGTGCTGGCACCGCCGGTGGTGGCCGGAGGTAAATTCAGAATACTTGAGCGTCACCAGTGGAAAGGCATGGACTTTGCCACCCAGGCTGAATCCATCCGCAAACTCACCGAAAAATATAACGTCGAATACATCGGTATTGATGCCACCGGCCTCGGTGTCGGCGTGTTCCAGCTCGTGCGCTCGTTCTATCCTGCCGCGCGCGATATCCGCTACACGCCGGAAATGAAAACCGCAATGGTGCTCAAGGCAAAAGACGTTATCCGCCGTGGCTGTCTGGAATATGACGTCAGCGCCACCGACATCACCAGCTCGTTCATGGCTATCCGCAAGACCATGACCAGCAGCGGACGCAGCGCCACCTATGAGGCCAGCCGCAGCGAGGAAGCCAGCCACGCCGACCTCGCCTGGGCAACCATGCACGCCCTGTTAAATGAGCCACTCACCGCCGGTATCAGCACCCCGCTGACATCCACCATTCTGGAGTTTTACTGATGAGTAAGAAAAAAGGGAAAACACCGCAGCCAGCGGTGAAAACAATGACCGCCAGCGCCCCGAAAATGGAGGCATTCACCTTTGGTGAGCCGGTGCCGGTACTCGACCGCCGTGACATTCTGGATTACGTCGAGTGCATCAGTAACGGCAGATGGTATGAGCCACCGGTCAGCTTTACCGGTCTGGCAAAAAGCCTGCGTGCCGCCGTGCATCACAGCTCACCGATTTACGTCAAACGTAATATTCTGGCTTCAACGTTTATCCCGCATCCGTGGCTTTCCCAGCAGGATTTCAGCCGCTTTGTGCTGGATTTTCTGGTGTTCGGTAATGCGTTTCTGGAAAAGCGTTACAGCACCACCGGTAAGGTCATCAGACTGGAAACCTCACCGGCAAAATATACCCGCCGTGGTGTGGAAGAAGATATTTACTGGTGGGTGCCATCCTTCCATGAGCCGACACCTTTCGCGCCCGGCTCCGTGTTTCACCTGCTGGAGCCGGATATTAATCAGGAGCTGTACGGTCTGCCGGAATATCTCAGCGCCCTTAACTCTGCCTGGCTGAATGAATCAGCCACGCTGTTCCGCCGCAAGTATTACGAAAATGGCGCTCATGCCGGATACATCATGTACGTCACCGATGCCGTGCAGGATCGCAACGATATCGAAATGCTCCGCGAAAACATGGTGAAGTCGAAAGGCCGCAACAACTTTAAAAACCTGTTTCTCTATGCCCCGCAGGGGAAAGCTGACGGCATCAAAATTATCCCGCTCAGTGAAGTGGCGACAAAGGACGATTTTTTTAATATCAAAAAATCCAGCGCCGCTGACCTGCTGGACGCGCACCGCATCCCCTTTCAGTTGATGGGCGGCAAGCCGGAGAACGTCGGGTCGCTGGGCGATATTGAGAAAGTGGCAAAGGTCTTTGTCCGCAATGAGCTTATCCCGTTACAGGACAGGATTCGGGAAATAAACGGCTGGCTCGGTCAGGAGGTCATCCGCTTTAAAAACTACTCACTGGACACTGACAACGGCTGAACATCGCCGCCTGCGGGCGGCTTTTTTACACCCCGTCATCACGCCCTCACACGCTCACCACCGCACAAAACACCCCGCAGACACACCAACGCCTCAACGGGCAGACTAAGCGCGGTCACGACGCGCTCAGGCGCTGAAAAAATAAAATCAGCACCACCGCCTGCGCGCAGTGCTTTCCCCGCCTCGCCCGCCCGCTTCATGGGGCGGTTTTAATGCAGGTGCATCATCCCCCCCGGCAAGCGCCTGTTCTGGTGCTCGCTGTCAAAAGATATATTTGAAAATGAATGCAAATTTATGCACCTAATGCAGGCGAGGCTAAAAAGAACATCTTTAGTTTGTTTTTTTAACTCCACTGTATTCCGCTATCATCCTCTCAACCGCTGGAAGCAACTCAGCAGGAACGCAAATAGACCTATCTGCCTTTCCAACATCTTTTGGCGTTTTGTAAGTACCATTATAATTAAGGACGCATTCTTTAAGAATTTCAAAAAGAGAAACAATAGGGTCCACGCCATAGCTATCAATAAACTTTCGATAGCTATCATTATCAGATAACGATGAAATATCTCCATGAACAAACTTACACCTAAGCTCATAGATTATTCCTATTTTTGAATCAATATCAATAATTTTCGCCGCATCTCTGCAAACACCGCCAATAATTGAATTTTTATTACCATTATTGGTTCCATACATAGCATCCAATGCTATAAATTGATTCAAAAACCTTTCACGTTTGTCATCCCTCCACCCGTGCGCTATAAAGGAAAGAGCAGACAACATCCTTTTATCAGGTGATGAAAGTATTTTTGTAAGTATCGCCAAGGCTGAATCCGTTATATTTAAATTATATACAGACGGAATATTCACCCGAAACTCACTTTCATGATATTTCCCGACACCAAAAGACTCAACTAGATTATTAACAGCAACTCGATTAATCGCAAAAGGATTATCAACCGCAAGACATAAAGCTCCAAACAAACTATCAAACATTTTCACCGCTTTATCCTCTGATGAAGCATATGCCACCACCAAGCAGGATTTTGACTGTCGAAAATATTTCCCAATTGGTTTATGCCGCATATATTCATCATCATAAAAATCAACAGGAACCTTGATGTCAGTTTTGTCTTTAATATCAGAAAGTAATTCCACCCCTAGCCCCGGGCCATATAAAAATAAATTTTCTCTAAGCTCAAGCTTCCCATCAAAGCCAGCACACCCAAGATTATAAATATACGGACAGGATTTTATTCGTGAAAGCATATAATACTTAAACATCTCACTAAGATTTTTTCTATGAACTTGCGTTATAATATCATCAACACAAATCTTATCAGGATTAAGCGACAGAAAATCAGCATCAATGCGATTGAAGGCTTCAGAACAAAAACCTAACAATAATCTTTTCGCATTGTGAAGGTCACTTATACCTAATTGGGGGCCATATGCTTTTAATAACCTACTAGCACATTTTGCAATCTCCTCATCATCATATGCAAGCCAAAAAACAAAATCTTCTAATGCTTTACCGACTTGGATACAAGGCTGCTCCTTACCATGACTATAAAAAAAACTTTTGCATAATTTGTTTATCATGCCATTAGAGAACGCAACCTTCATAGATACTTCATCCCTTAACGCACTCATCGATAATAATTCCTTATAAGTTATTAATGCACGACTACTAAAGCATTGCTTCAGATTTGTTAATGTATCATGATGCCATCAGTTTAAGAAAACATCACCCAATCGTCTTTTACAGCATAACTAAACCGCTCACCGTCATAAATTACTGTTGCCCCGCGCGCCAACGCCTCAAGCTCCCATCGCTGCGGCCTGATACCGTTCTGAGCAAGGTCAACGCGGATACGGGTAATTTGCATTCTTTCCGACCGGGTCAGTCTGGCCGATGGTGCAATTTCATGTGGTTTTAACGGGCTTCCGTTTCTTTGCTGACGATTTGGCGTTCTCAGGCCGTGTTTTAATGCGCCCCTGAGCGCCCTCACAACCTCCGGGTCATTCCATTCGATAACACCGTCATCAACCAGATTAAGCACTGCTGCGGCGTGCTCAGAAGGTGTGGGAGCCGGTAACGAAGTATCACAACCGGTGACCTTTCCACAGTTATTGACAGGACTCCGAGGCGCGGCGATGCCGCTTTTTAAAGTCAAAGGCTCAACGACCGGCACTTTCGGAACAATGCGCCAGTCCGTCGTTCTGGTGATATGAATATGACGCGCGCCGAGATGCGGCGCGTAAATGCCGACCACTCTCTCGACTTCTTCCTCGTACTCGTTAACTTCATCCGACGGACTACGGGCGACCCTGACAGTCTGACAATCGCGCGGGACATTTGCCCCACCCTGCGCGCTGATATACAGCGCAAAATCACCACTGTCTGCGGCAGCGCGAGCAGCCTCGACGCGTTCGTCAAACTCATCAGCAATACTGACGCCGCGAGGCAATTTGCGTAGTTCACGGTAAGCCCCCATTGTCGGCAGTCCAACCGTTTTAAATTGCGGGATGCGCCACGTTGACGCCCATGCGGTAACAGCCGCGGCAGTATCTTTAAGCGGCTTACCGGTATCGTTATCGAGCTGACCATCCAGTGCATAGCCGTCGATATTTTTTGAAATGTATTTCGCGATATATCCCGCAGCACCGCCCCGGTTAAGGTGCTTTGCCTGAAAACGGTTTCGCGCGGCTCCTCTTTCGTCGCCATCCTCTTTGAGCGCATAGCGACGCATGATTTCGATAATCTGGTTACGCTGGCGTGGATTACAAAAAAGCATCATATGCCAGTGCGGCGTTCCGTCGTGGTGTGGCTCGACGACACGCAAACCGTAGACCTGTAAATCATTATCCTTGAATGCCGTGCGCATCAGGCTCCAGATATGGCAGAGATAACGCTGCGCATCCTTTGGATTAAATGCCTCATCGTTCCAGCCGTGATTTAGCTGGACGGTTTTACTTTCGCCTTTTCCGACCTGACGTGTCGGGTGATACTTTGACGGCGCGGTCAGCGTGATAAACATCCCCACATCACCCTCTGCGGCGGCGTAACGCTCAATACCGGCAATGGTGTTCATCAGCTCCATCCGGCGAATTTCAGGATTAGAAATACTGCCCATCACCTTACTGATAAGGTCGATGCGCTCGCCGGTTTCCCTGTTTTCAAGGTCACACGATTTAAGAAATTCCAGATTTGCCTGGCGGCGTGCACGTACATCACGAATGGCATGTTTACTGGCATAAGGAGAACGGTCTTTATTCACCTCCCCGACAGCAATCAGTAACGCCTCATGCCAGCGCATACGCTGGCCTTTAAGCTGATGAGTCCACCACTCATCGTTAAACAGACGGGCAATGGCAGAATATGCCTGCCTCGTGGTCATCTGCCCTTTACGGTATTTTTTCCAGTAGAGAGGGGAAATATTGAAAGCACGTGCAGCGCCAGCAACATGACCATAGAGGTGAGCCTGAGCCTCATCCGTAAACAGTGATTCTTTTTCGCCATGCGCATCCACCCAGGCATCGCTGAGTTCCTCATACATCATGAAAAGCTGCGATGAGATACGGGCGGCAAACTTTTTCAGCTCCTTGTCATTCATTCCCGGCAGGCGCGCATAGTGGTCACGCTCTGCCAGAAACAGCAACGACGCGTCGGTGTTCATTTCATGGCGCTGATTCACACGCTCAATGCGCGGCCATAAACGACGCTGAAAAGTGGATGTGAGGAAATAAAACCCGTGCACCGGGCTTTTATTGCGCCGGATGTAGTCATAGCGTGAAGTAAACAGCGAGCGCAAAAAGTAAGGCAGGCGGTTAATCGTGGATAAAACACCTTGCACCTGACGCATCTCGTCACGTGTAAGGGGTCTTTCGCGCCCGACGGCCTCGCGTGGCGCGTTCCATGCATAAGCACCGGTAAACGTCTTACCGGTGCCTGCGGCAAATGCTGACGGAGGGACAAAACGCCCGGAGGCTTTAACGGCCATATGAGCCAAAAGCCTCTGAACAACGCCTGCTGAGTTGCTCAACCTGCGCGTTTAAATCAGCAAAAGACTTTGCGCTTCCGGTCAGAATATCGTGATGCATCAGGCCGGAAACGAGCTGGCTTAATTTCGGATAATAACCAACCACCGCCAGCCATTCCTGACCGGCGTTTTTACCGCTTTCCGCTCTCTTTTTCTCGTGGAGAATAAACTGAAAGCTGTCACTGGTAACGACATAACGTTCGCCAATTTCAATACGAATACTCATGCCGTTCTCCGGTAATGTTTGTTTTTTGCTTCAAAGACTGACTGGCAGGAAACACAACGCGTGGCTGACGGATAAGCCGCACGACGGGCAGCAGGTATTGGCGCGTCACACTCTTCGCAAACCAGCGCAGAAGCACCGCAATGTTTTACCCTTGCCGCGTTAATCTGACGCTCCAGTAATTCAGCCTGTTGTTCCTGAATAAAATCTACGTTGTCCGGCATTACCAGTTCCTTTTGTCGTTAAGGTTTTTAAATTCATCAGCGCAATAGCTGGCGATTTCTGTCGTTAATTTCGTCAGTTCATCCACGGAGGAGATTTGCTTGTGAAACACAGCGCGTTTAACAAGTAAATTGACCACATCAGACAGGAGGTTTAATTCGTTCTGATAAATCGCGATAACAGACTCAGTTATTTCGTGTTTTTCTTTATCAAGACCAAGTTGAATAAGAGACAAATCGCCATTTTTCATAACGGCGATTTTTAAGGCGTTATTCAGTAATACAACTGAACGAGAACAGGACATCAAAGCACCTCCCCGCGAGACAATCCGATATTGTGAAATTTTTCCAACTCCGGACTGAGCAGCTCGACTATCTCCACGCGGGATAACTCCGCCTTTGTGATGTGGCGAATCATGGCATCAAGATGAGAAGAAAAGCGCGTCGCAGCGTCGGCCTGTGCTTCGGTTCTGGCCTGTTGCAGCAGTAATGCGTATTTACCGCACTGATTTTCAGAAACTGTATGCATAACTTTCTCCAGGCAAAAAGAAGCCCCGCATGATTAAGTGCGTTAAAAACTCTGGTTAATTACTTAATGCAGATATTGCTCTGGTTTTACCGACGTCAGAATTGTCGGTGCATACTCAAAAAGGCTGAATAATTCACGTAATGCACGGAATAAAGCATCACGCCAGTAACATGACTCTTCATTAATTCGCCAGTATGGCTGGTTGAATTCTTTTTCAGTCAATCCGGCATGCATAAATAAAGTACGACGCTGACTGACAGTTAAAAAACTAATATATGCATACTCACTTGCACCAACCTGACGGCGTTTTGAGAATGCTCCACGCAATTCATCAATTGCACAAACCAGCCGTTCACGTTCGACGTCGTTCATTTCTTCAAAACGCATCGTTGCGTGACGCTGTTTTAACTGCGCATGGAAGCAAACCGTTAGCCGTTCGCGTTCCATCATCTGATTATAATAATCGCATGTCTCCTGCCAGCGAGGGACGGCAAGATGCTTGCCAATTATCCGGCGCATAGCTGCTGGCTGTTTTTCAACGAGATTGAGCGTCATCACTGTCATTTCCAGACCCTCCGGCTTTTCAGAAAGGTCAGAGCCTTCTTTAACGGACTCTGTTTTTTGGTGCGGATAATGATTCCCTTGCGTCCCTTCCCGTGGGTGATGGTGAAGTCAATCGCCCTAGGGCTTTCGTTACGCAATAACTGAGCAATACAACGCGGCTCCTTCATCTTTTCCACCTTAAGCCGCACGGCCATGTCTTGATTTGCTATAACTAATGCGATTTTTCCAGTCGTGCCATTCTGATGGAGCTTCATCGACTAGCTGTGCTGCGTACTTGTCCCACTCACGACGATTAATCCATAACTCAGCATGACCTCCCGGCTTTAATGGGTCTACCATGTAAAAGGCAGGCAGCTTGCCTGCTTTCGCCATTTCAGCTACAGCGCGAGGCGTCTTACCGATGTAAAGAGCAAAACCCTCTTTCGAGAGTAGATCCGACGGTGCAGCAGCGAGCTTGATGTCACATTTTTTACTTTTTGTGAGATCAGATACTTTTTCTCCAACATCGTTATTCATTTCTGATCCAATACTCATTTTGATATCCTCAACTTTGGTGCCATTCAACCAGAGCTATTTGAAGCCGCTCTGCGTTGCTCTGGCTTGTCGCATGCAACATAAATTACGAGATACGACAATTCATGTCAAATACACAAATCACATCTCAAGCAGAGAAACTCGCACTTATTAGGGAGTCAGAAAGGATGACAAGGAAGCAAGTCGCTGAATTAACTGGGATTAACTACAACACCTATGCTGGATATGAGCAGGGAAAAGTAAAGATGTCTTTTGACGCAGGTATGAAATTTTTCAAGCCAGAAAGATTTCGCAAGTACCGTGACTGGTTCATGTTTGATGAAACTGATCCCGCTGGCGGACAAATAGCCCCGGCGCTCGCGCACATTGGGCAAGACTCAACAACCTTGCACCACTCAGACCAAAAGACTGGCTGACGATTTATTCAGCATATGTGTGCAGTAAATGTACGAAAGAAAATTGCATTAATTTTCAAGTAGTAGAAGTAAACAGCGTCATCGGAGGGCTTTATGTCTATTAAAAAGCTCGATGATGGTCGTTATGAAGTGGACGTCAGACCGCAGGGTGCAGATGGAAAACGTATCAGGCGGAAATTTAAAACTAAAGGTGAAGCTCAAGCATTCGAGCGTCATGTTCTGGTTAACTACCACAACAAAGAGTGGTTAGAGAAGCCAGCCGACCGCCGAACTCTTACAGAGTTGTTAAGCAGATGGTGGATATATCACGGAAAATCACATGAGCGTGGAGATATTGAACGGGGGCGTTTAACGACAATAATCGCCAAATTTGCAGAAATGGGAGTGTCCAGAGCTGACCAGCTAACAAAGAAAACGATAACTGATTATCGCGTTGTAATGATGAACGATGGTCTAAAACCAGCCAGCGTAAATCGGCATCTGGCAATAATGAGCGGGATGTTCACCAAGTTAATTGACGCCGGTGAATACCACTCTCACAACCCGTTCCGTGAGGTTAAGCGGTTACGTGAAGCTGTTACGGAAATGGCTTTTTTGTCCAGTGAAGAGATTACGCGGCTGTTATCCATGCTTGATGGTGATGAGTTAAATGCAACTCTGGTCTGCCTTTCAACTGGTGGACGCTGGAGTGAAGTGTCTAATTTGAAAGCTGAACACATCATTAACCAGATGGTTACGTTTATGAAAACTAAAAACGGAAAGCGCAGGACAATTCCCGTTTCGCAGGACCTGATTAAACGGATCAAGACCAAAAATTCAGGCAGGCTTTTTAATGCCAGTTACTACAAAGTGCGCAACGCTCTCAGGGAAGTAAAACCCGATTTACCTGACGGACAGGCAGTGCATGTTTTGAGGCATACATTTGCCACACATTTTATAATGAATGGAGGTAACATAATCACATTGCAGCGCATCCTGGGTCATTCTAACATTCAGCAAACTATGACCTACGCACACTTTGCACCGGATTTCTTACAAGATGCTGTGACTCTTAACCCGGTGTCAGGAATGTCCATAATGCGTCCATAA